CCTTCGAAATCTTTGTTTGTTGTGAAAACAAATTTAGTTTCGTTTCTTCCACCAGTATTTTTAATAGTTACTTGTTGAAACGAAGAGCCGGTACGTGATCCTAATCTACTTGTTTTTAAACCATGTTGAAGTATTATTAATTTTAACTCAGCCATTTCGCATACTGAAAGAAATTCATCAATACCTAATCCACGGTAATCACCAGGAAGTTTTATAAATTGACTTGGTTTTAGACCTTTAACTGCATTACTATATATCATTTGCTTACTCTCCTAAAATATATGTTAAAAAGATGTTCTTGCACTTACGACAATAAGTGCAAGAAATTAAATTAAACCTATGCTGCAATATGTTTCGTTAGAACTACAGCACTACCTTCTGACAAAAAGTTATCCGCTGAGGTTGACCCATTATCATCATCGTATTCAGAACGTTGATAAGACAAAGCTGTATCATAAGATACAAATTTATCTTTAGCATGATTCAACTCGTCATAATGAAAACTCCAAGGCTCAGGACTAAAACGAATTAACGCATCTTCACCCATAAGAAGGTTACAAGCCATTACAGTCGTACCTGTTACCGTTGGACGTTGGTCTTTTCTACCAGGTTTCATGAAAGCTGTTTCGTATGTTACGTTGTCGGTAATACCAAGAAGCGGTGTTCTTTTATCACGTACAATAACTAAACGTTCACTTACGATAAATGCAGCATGAGGAATAACAGACGCAAGATCGCCTTTTCCAAAAGCGGCAACATCTTTTATGTATGCACCATAGGAACCTGCAATTGTAAAGTTGTTAAGAATATCAACATCTTTAGGGTGCATATACAAAGCCCATAATTCGCGACCTTCCCATTTAAAAGGCATGATATAACGTTCTTCTAATGTAGACGCTAAATAAACGAGTTTAGGAATGGTTGGACTTGTTGCAGCTACCGTAGTGGCAGCATTAAGACAAGCATTCATTACATTAGTATTGTATGATGCTGGTGTAAAGGTATACGCAGGTTGAATGCTATCTAATGCACCATCAGTAAGCAAAATTGCTTGTGGATTAAACGCTTCAGTCAAAGAATGAGGAGCATCAGTTAAATTTGGAGAAACACCCCATATTAACGCATGTCTCATGTCGTAACCTTCTTTTTCACCACGCCATGCGGCTAAAAGTTTTTTAACGTTATCTTTCCAGCCAGTTTTTTCCATTTCACGAGATGTTATTCCCCAATCTTTGTAAGATGTTGAATGTCCCATGTCATTTGCATATACCTTACAATAGCGAAAACGGACTTGCTCTTGATTAGTTGGATTAGTTAAACCAGTATACCCATCACCCTGAAGAGGCAATGTTTTTTGAAGTGTAACTGAACGTACCGTTTTGGTTTCTCCGTTAACTTCAATATTCTGTATTACTTTTCCAGGAATAGAAGTTACTTCGTTGTTATCACTTCTTTTTCCTGCATCTATATCACCAATAATTCCTGAACCTACAGCCGGAACCATTGGATCTGCCTGAACGGCAAAATAATTAATCTCATTAGACCAAGCATGACGAATAAGAGCTTCTACTTCTTTGGTTGCGAGGTCTTCTTGTGGTACAAAATCTGCCATAATTTTTCTTCTCCGTTAATTTTAAAATAAATTCTTTGGTTTATACTTTTGGTAATATTGTTCATACTCCGCTTGTAACGCTGGATTTCCAGCTCTCTGTTCTGGAGTAGCTTTCATTACCTGCAAAACTCTTTGCATTTTGTTTTGACCGTCGCTTGCTGGTACTTGGTCTATTGTACGAGCATTTTGTTCATCGTTATTTGTCATAACGTTGATTACCGACTCTCTACCTTGTGCTAATCCTTCGGCTTTTGACAAATCCGCCACTTTACTAAAATTCCCATTCGAGTAATTTGAATGTGCCCAATAGTGTTCTAATGTAGCATTCTCGCCTAATTCCTTACGAGCTATTAGCTCTGCTCTTTTATTATACGCATCACTAACTTTATAGTATGTATCTAAATCATCAGGAGGCGTAATCGCACTTAAAGACTGTACTGTTTCTGGATCTCCAGAATAGTATTTAGCCGCAAGTTCATTTCTTTTGTTAATATAATCTGAAAAACCTAAATCATTTTCAGGTGGTTTTTTTAATCCAGCCGCTAATGCGATTTTATCAGACCAGTTGTTTATTTCATTATGTACTTCGTGTAAAGGTTTTGAAAGAGGTTTTAAATGTGTCTTTGCATAATTATCACCTTCAGCATAAAACTTTTTAATATTCTCTTCCTCAACTGTTTGTTTTTCTAATTGTTTTTTTTCGTTTATATATAGACTTTGCTCTTGTACCTGTTTTTCAAGTGCTAATTGGCGTTCGTTTGTCCGTTTTGTGTAATCTTTAAATTGGTTTGCTTGGTCTTCTGTCCATAAAGTTGGATCAGTATCCAAAAAATCTAAATTATACTCAGAATCTATGTTATTTTGGTATCCACTTTTTTCTTGGTTTTGAGTCTGTTGCTGTGTTTGCGGCTGTTGTTGATTTATGTTATCAAGAGTTTGATTCTGCTGTGTAGTTTGTTCGTTTCCAAATTTGGCTAATTTTTGATTAACCATATTTATCTGTTGTCTTAAATCTAAATTTTCATTTGTAATTTTATCGATAAAACGGTCTTGATTTACCATTTTTGTCTTCATTCCAGAAAGGTCTCTCCTATTTAGGAAACCATCAGGATCATCAATTACTACTTCTTTCCCATCAATTATTGTAGTAAACTTTTTTTCTTGTTGTGTTAATTGTGAACCATCAACATTCTCAGTTTGAGTTGTTTGTTGATTGTTAATATCTTGTTGCTGGGTATTAGACTCCTGTTGTTGTGAAGTAGCTTCAGTATCTAATTCAGTTTTAATTTGCATAAGTTCGTCACGACCTTGACGAATTAATTCGCCATTACCTGAATTGATTTTTTTAATTGCATCTAAATATCTTGGATCACTTAATTTCATCATTTCTCCTATATTTGGGCAGGCTGATTCACCTGTTGTGGATTCGGTGCAATTTGATTTTGCACTTGATTATTAACATTTACACCTTGGTCTGGTGCTGTATTCATATTCTCTGGACTATTTAAAACTGCATTTGTTTGAGCTATTCTTGCATTTATCTCCGATTCTATGGTTAAGTTTCTTAGTAAGAGTTTATTTCTGCTTTCTTCCAATATTAGTTTATTAATTTGTTCAAGAATAATCTTATCATTTGGATCAAGTTCCTCAACATTATCAATCAATTCACTTTGCAATACGGCAAAAATAGCCTCATTTTGGTCTGTTCTTGGTATCTGTTGTAATATAGCCGCAACAATATCTCTGCGTACTGACCTCATATTATAATTCTTTTTAACAGGAATAATCTGAACTTTAAATGGATCAATGTCACTTATTGCATCTTCTAACTGTATTTCACCATTTTGACTAATACCTTTAAATTTATTAACTTCAACGGTTACGCCTTCTCTGGTGAATTTTCTATCCATATTAGTTATAATAGCATCTTGACTATCACCGCCGTATATTTTGATTGCTAAGAACAGCCATGATTCGTGAAATTCTCTTTGTGCAATTTGCCATGATTCAATTGAATTTTGTAACATACTATTCGCATCGGCAACTTTTCTACTATGCAATAATGCACTTTCACCAGACTTTCCAACTTGACCTTGCATTGCTGGAGGCAATCTTAATATTTCTTTTAATAATGAAATCTTAAAACTCTCATCTCCAAGCACATCTCTTGGGATACTCTGTTGTCCAACAATATCGACTAATCTTTGCCCTAAAGGAGCATCATGTGACATTTCAAAGGGAATTGTATTATCATTAAAATTGTCAATAAAGTCTTGTTTTTTTTCAGGTCTATCGCCATGTATTAAGGGGTGATATATTGTTTTTCCACCAATTGGCATTTTATGTAAATATTTTGATTTATTTAATTCAGCTAAATTAATATCATCCTGGGAATCTATCGCATAATCAGGCACACCAATACTCTCACCACCAACAGTAACAAAAGAACATGTAAAAAAAGGAAGTCTTATTGTGCCATCTGGTCGCATTATTTGTCTTTGGTCTTTTCTGTGTTCCAGCAAAAGCCCCCATTCAGGAACCATCGTAGTAACCATTAACACCTCTGACTTTTTTATAATTCTTTTAATATCGCTACTTATTTCAATTCCTTTTTCACCCGCCCAGACTTGTTTTGCAATCGCATCATCTTCTGAACCGAGACTAAAACCAGTATTAGGAAGCAATACTCCATTTTTTACATCAAATTCTTTGACCGTGGTTTTTGGATAAATATGAAAAGATTCTACAACTTTAACGGTATTATTCCAATACGCCTGTCTAACTGTTTCAAATTTTGATTGTAAATTGCCGCCATCTGTATATTCTTTAGCAAAGTTATATAACATCATTTCCAGTTGATCACGTTTTTCAGGAAACATATAAACTAAGTCTAATGGAGTTAAATTATATTCTTTAAAACAATATTTAGAATCTCTGGCGATGTTATTGCTCTTTACAGTAGCATCGAAAATAACATCAGTAGACTGGTGATTCACTAATTTGATTCTTCCACGAGGATATGCGTCTGACCTTATGATTTTAATTTCAGATACTCCACGTATTAGACAAGCATTTTGAGCAAATTCTTGCCATGCTTCATCGTATTTAAAATTATCAGCATCGGTTAGAAATATCTCATTTAGCTTATCCGTTGATTTTTTATACACCTCTTGTGTAGAAAACTTTGGTGTTGTTCGGTAATTTAAATAATTTCCGACATGACCTTCAACAAATAATTGTATCAGATTATAATTTTTTGCCGGTAATCCTTTTTGTGCTAATTCTCTTAACCATACATTTTGAATTACATCTGTGGGGGTTAATGACGCATGGTATTTTATATTTCTAATAGCTCTATTACGGAATGGACGGTGATTGTCTAAAGCATCTTCGTATGATTGCATTAGATTCGCTAAGTCACTATCTGTGGCTATTTGTTGTTTTATTAATGTATCAATTCGTGTTGACATATTTATATCCTATACATAATATACTATCTGTATCAAAAAAATGTTATTAAAATTTTTATTACTTATTCTAAATCGTACATTTTCCGCATTCTGTTCTGTAGTAACCCCGACATAAAAAGCAATAAACAATTAACATAAGGTAAATCATTTACAGGTTTTCCTTTATCAATTTTCCAATTTCTTATATTATTAACAAAATTGTCTAACTCTGAATTAATCAGCAATCTGTCATGTTTAAATAAATTTTCAATAACGCTGTAAACTGTGGTTAAATCTTTTAAATAAACAACTGAAGGCCTTATCCCTTTTTTACGTAATTTGTAAAATAATCCATTTGTACCATCTTCACATGTTTTAATTATTTTCTCAGGAGCAAACCAATTATTGACTTGTAAATTTCTACAAACATCTTTTATCTCTGAATTAATATAATCGAGTTCCGATATTCCGGTTTTTGAAGCATATACAATCCGAATAGATTTAGTAGTACGGTCATAAGACCCTGCAATAGTAAACACATTTATATCATCAGGACAGTATATTGAACCAAATATTTCAATAGCTCTATTTGGATCAACAATAACATCAGGAGAAACGGCAGACGCTTTGTAATTAAACGAACCTGACATTAATGGAGCTTCGCCATCATCAAAGAAACAATAAACAAAAGCATCCGCAAAGTTTGGTGATTTTATTTTTCTTGCTCTCATTGCACGTTTTGACTCAACACCAATTTTACCGGAATCAATTAACATTAACGGTTGTGATAGTTCATTTATTAGTCTATTGTCATCAGGAATACTAATTAGTTTATTAACGGGCCATATTTTAATTCTATTAACATGTTGATATGTCCTTTCAAATGCTTTTCTCGCACTATACCAGACTTCTCCCCTTAAATTCATAAATTTATCACAGGCTCTTACAGTATCGTCTTCTAAAAATCTATCTGTTGGTGATCTTTGTCCTTTTATACCTTTCCAAGATAATGATGGAAATTCTTTTCCCATTTCGGTCTGAACATCTTCACCGTAGGCATTTTCATCATAATTTATACAATCGACATAGTCTTCCTCTGCATATCTTGCCACTCTTCTTGCCGCTTCTAATGGTGTTGATACTCCTTGTATTTCCTTCGGTTTTAACGCAATCCTACCAGTTCGGGCTTGATATACATTTTTATCTTGTCCAGAAGCCGCAATATCAAAACCGGCTCTATTTACACCATATCCCATGTTTTCAATTTTAGTATGAAGACTTATGGCAGCATTTATCCATTCCATAGGAATCATTGAACTACCAGCAAAAGCATCGTAAGAAATATCGACTTCTTGTTTAATTGTAGCCTCATCTTTACTCATCTTCTCATTTTCATACCACCATGATTTTTCCGGACGGCATTTCTTTATCCAATCTAAATTTTTTGCTGGGTTATAATACCAAGCCATAGTGATTACTTCACGTACATTCTTTTCTTCAAAAAACTTATCTCTTCCCATTGGTGTAGAGAAAATAATATTAGAGAATGCAGTATCACTCATACCAGATAATGCAGAAACTTTATCTTCTATTGTTGTAAACTCATCTACAAAAAACTGTGTGGCTCTATCACCACGACCAATATCTTTACCTCCACTACCATAAATAACACTTTTGGTATATGGATTTATAATACGTAGGGTTTTATCATTTTTCTTTGAATAGCCAGGAATCATGTTTTTTGGTAAATGCCTAATTATTCTTCTAATTCTCTCAAAAATAGTATTTGGATTGTCTGACAAATCTACTTGATATTTTGTTCTTGAGCCCCAGCCTATTGTACAATCGGATTGATAAGCAAAAGCCCATGTTGTATAAGCACATAATGTCTCTGTTGCACCCTCACCACGACTTTTCTCAACTAATAGTTTAGTACCATCAAATAATGATTTGTGAACACGTTTAACTAAATATTCTTGTGAAGGATATAAAATAAAAGGAACTTTAGGATTTATGCCAAAACGTATTAATCTTGGATCATGTGTAACTGCAAAATGATTAATCCAATAAACAGGATCATTCTCACATCTTTCATCAATTGCTTTTTTTGCCGCTGGGTTTTTCTCATAAATTTCCTTAAATTTATATCTAAGGAATACCAAGACTTTATAATACCATTGTACTTGTTTTTTTATATCTGCAATTGTATCTTCTTCTTCTTTAGAATAGTTGTAAATTTCATTTTGAGTTATCGCATACATTTTTTTGTATCGATATTCCTCATATTGGGCAAAACATTCTAACATTTTTCTTGAAAATATTACAATATTACTAAATTTACACTCAATACCATTGTAAGTATTAAATCTTTTTGAAAATCCTTTTACGGATACACCTTCACCTTTTGGATATTTACCCATTAGTCATTGTGCTTTTCTGAAATATCTTTATTGCCCAAATCTCTATTCTTTATAATATCCCATTGAGAAATAGTAGAATTAACAGCAAGTTTTTCTCTATATTCATCAGATATTATATTAAGTTTTTTTTCACCGAAAATGCGATTGTACTCATCTTCATTAACGTTATTTCCTGGAGCCAATGGTTGCATAAGACTTCTACCATTTAGAAGACCTTGATAATGTTTCGCCATATTCCACCTCTTTCTATTACTTTTGTAATTCCCTTAACATTGATTCTAATGTAAAAACCATACCTTGTATTATTTCCGCTATACGTTTCTGGTCTCTTCCGAGAGATCGAGGAACATAAATAAGTGGTACTCCATCCTCATCTCTAATATTATTAACCTTATTTAAATCAGAAGATAAAACATGTATTTGGCTTGTTAATTCTGACAGAGACTCTATTTTTTCAAGAATCTCTTTATTTGATTTATTCTTTGCAAAATAATCAAATAATTTTACGAGAGCAAATATAATTCCCAAAACAAGAAGTACTAAGTTACTGTTATATTCCGCCATCCAAACTCCGTGTTGATGAATGTTTACTGAATAATTTGATATATTTTAACCTACATTCTCTATTAATATAATTATAATTTTCTTTTTCAACAAATAATTTGCATTCTATCTTTTTTTTTATTATATTACTAATAACTTATTAATAGTAACCATTCAAAGGAAAAATCTATGAATGAAACAAAACAAAATTTTTCATGGGTTAAAAAAGAGGCTATGAAACATGGTCTAACCCTAAAAGAATTTTTCAAGTACACATCATTTAAGTCGTATAATTATATGGTGCAAATATTGAACAATATCGGTTCAATCCCTGAAAACGCACAACAAATCATAGATGATGCATTTGCAAAAATAAGCTATTTAAAAAATAGTAATAGTAAATCAATAGTTCAATTTAATGTTTCACAGCCTTACTTTGGTCAAATATCTTCAGGCAAAAAGAAAACTGAAATAAGACCAGTTTCAGTTCATTGGTTAGAGCGATTAATTGATCCTGTAAATTATATGTATCCTTTGGATTTAGAAGATATGGAAGATTTATTCAAAAATCCATTTATAACATATAGTACAGTAGATGAAATTTTTAAAGCATACGGTTGCAGGTTTAAAGCATTTGACATTATTACTATTAGAAACGGCTTTGCAAGAAAACAACAAGGGTATGATGAAAAAAAAATTGCACCATTTATTGTAGCAAATTGGGAAGGAATTTCTATAAAAAAAGTAAACTACCCGATAACTGGGAAAAATCAATATTGTTTTATTACTGAGATTGGTGATATTATAAAAAAGGAGACTTACGATGAGTAAATCTACAGAAATGCCTTTAACAGAAAAGATGTTCCATGATGACAAAGTTCGTAAAAACGGTAAAATTAAATACACAACTATTTCAAATAACGAAATAACATCATGTCCGGAAAACTATCCTTTAGATCTTTTCATAAAAGCCTTATTAAAACACAAAGACTGTCCAATAGAGTTTAATCCATTTAACGGCTATATCGTAACTATGCCTATAGATATGCAAGTAACTTATGATAATTCAAAAACTTCATTTACTTATTCTTGGAAGGAGTAACAATTGAAAATAGAAGCAATCTTTAAAGAACTGGGTGATATAAAATCTTATATCCCTAAAATTAAGAACACCAAGCCAAAACCAACGTCAAGAATGGTACGTAGGAAAAATGGAGAGTATTTCAAAGTAAGTGATGTATATAATGCAATAACATTAGCCATGGAGAGCGAAAATAATGGGAAAACTAACAATTAACGAAAAGGAAGTAAAAAAAGCATTTGTTGATTTGTATGATGCTATTTCATCTACAATAAACAAAGAATCAAAAAAAGATCCAATATATGGTATTATTGTCAATAACAAAGAATATCTTAATAACCCAGAGACAATGAATATTATGGTCGTACAAAAACTATTTAATATAATAGGTTCTGGCTTAAAAGGTATTTACAAACAGAATGTTTATGATATTGAAACAATATATACAAAATGGGAATTCTTTGATAATAATCTTAATGAGTTATTTTCACATTTTGAAAGTCCTGCCTGTTGTGCCGACAAGTCTCGTTTTTTGTTAAAATCATACATTAAATTCAAAGCAACAAATGAAATTCAAATGTTTGATAAAGATAGTTATTCAACTCCAAAAAAAGGTTCAGAAAAGTTCTGGATAAACTTTGTTGATTCACTTGTTACACTTTACTCTGGTAAGAATATAAAGTATTTACACATGCTTCAAGAACTTGTAAAATTATATAAACCTAAACAATAGAAAGTTTATTATGAGAAAATTAATTTTAAAAGCCCTATTTTTTGCAAAATTAGCAAAACTCGTTTACGATTTTCCCCCAAAAGATGGGAAATTTTTAAAAGGTTCAGTCTTTAATATAAAATTAAATGGCAAAATTGAAATAGCTACAGTAATAAGCCGGATATATGACAAATACTCAAGTGTTGAAGCCTATATTCTTTTCAGTAGGAATGAGTATCATGTAGTATTCAAAGGCTCAAGAGAATGGCGTGATTGGTTCTTTGATTTTTTGGCATTTATGAAACGAATATTTAGAAAAGGCGTAAAAGCCCATTATGGATTTACAAGATGCTATCAAAGAGTTAGATTAAAAGTTTTCAAAGAACTCACAGAAATTGTGCAAAACCATGAAGACAAAAGTAATATGAAAATTAATTTTGTTGGACATAGTCTTGGAGCGGCAGTAACTACATTGTTTTTTGTAAGAGTAATTACCCAAGGCAATTTATTGAAATTTTCGGAAATAGATTTATATACTTATGGCTCACCAAGAGTGTTTAATAAAAAAGGTTATAAATTATTTAAAGCAATGGTCATGGATATTAAAAACTATTTCGCTTATAGGTTCGTAAATAAACGTGACGCAGTAACAAAAATGCCCAAATTTGGCTACAGACATGTAGGACAGCCACTTTTCCTCGATGGAAAAGGCAATGTATCATTTAAAAGAAAACGTAGAATTGGCTCATTTAAAGACCATAATCTTGATGATTATATTAAATCATTAGAGAGTATCTTGTATTAACAAAAGGAAAATGATGTTAAATTATCAAAAAAGAGTAATAGAAGAGAAATCTGAACTTAACAAGAAAATTAAAGATTTAGATAACTTTATCAATGTTAGTGATATTTTTAAAACTATTGACAAATACGAGCAAATAAGAATTGTAACACAATTAAGGATTATGGAGGCGTATTCGGAAATACTAACAAATAGAATTGATAATTTTTAATTTAAAAAAAAGGAGAGTAAATAATGTTGACATTTTCACAATTTACTACAAATGTAAAATCTAATTGTGATGTTAAAGAAGTTGGAGAATCAATTGATAATTTTCCGTTTGCACCAATGTTAGTATTGGCGTATGCCATATACAAAACAATAATCAGCGAAGTTAAAAAAGAGAAGGAGTAGTATAGTATGACTGAAGATATAGATAACGGCGAACACCGTGAGTTTAAATTTTATAAGAAGTTTTATGAAGATAACAAGAACATAATATCACAATATGAGAACTTGAGAAATCATTTCAGTTCATTGGTAGAATCTGTACTTGGAGAAAATTGTTATAATATGATTACGGATATAAAAGAATTTGACCGTATATGCTGTGAACATATTAAAAGCAAAGCAAATATGTCATGGCTACAAAAGTTGTTTATTCATTAATATGAAAAACTTAAAGAAAAACACAATTTACAATGAAGATTGTCTTGTAACAATGAGTAAAATGGAAGATAATTGTATTGATTTGACAGTTACTTCGCCGCCTTATGATAATTTGAGAAAATATAACGGTTATATATTTGATTTCAAAAATGTAGCAAAAGAATTATTTAGAGTAACTAAAATTGGAGGTATAGTTGTATGGATTGTTGGTGATGCTACGAATAAGGGGAGTGAATCTGGTACAAGTTTCAGACAAGCATTATATTTTTTGGAATGCGGTTTCAACTTGCATGACACAATGATATATCAAAAAGAAAATCCGATTCCAATAGGAGGACCAAACAGATACTATCAATCATTTGAGTATATGTTTGTCTTGTCTAAGGGTAAACCGGTAACATTTAATCCAATATTGCGGAAAAGAAGGAATAAATGGAATGACAAACGTACTGAAAGGATTAAATCGTTTTCAAGGAATGCAGATGGTAATTTCAAAAAAAGTAAAGTTTCACTTGTAGGAGATGTTAAAATAGATAATATTTGGAAATATGTAGTAGGAGGGGGTAATTCTGTAGAATATGGAGTAAAACATCCTGCGGCATTCCCAGAGAAATTAGCTGAAGATCATATATTATCTTGGTCTAATGAATTTGATATGGTTTATGATCCATTTTGTGGTAGTGGAACAACGCCAAAAATGGCAAAATTAAATCAACGGAGATATATCTGTAGCGAAATTTCAGAAGAGTATGCTATTTATGCTCGTAATAGAGTGCATTCAACAATCGAATATTACCAAACAGAATTAGAATTAGGAGTATAGTGTCAAAAAATGAAAATAAAATGCAATTTTTGTGATTGGAAAGGGATCTTTCCAGAAGCGGTATTAGGTAAATCAATAAACGCACATAAAGCGGCACATGGGAAAAAACAAAAAAAAACTAAATTGCCACTTGGAGACTTGGGTAAATTCCATTGTCCAGAGTGTTATAAACCAATTAAACTAATAAAGGAGAAGTTATGAGGTATTATTTAGGTTGTAAGTTAATTAAAGCCGAACAGATGGACAGGGATACATTCACAAGGACAATACAAGAGAAGGAACCTATAGCTGAAGTTGAAAACGAAAACGGCTACCATGTTATATATCCTAATCCAAACGGAAAAGAATATCACAGTTGGAGCCCTAAAAGCATTTTTAATAGTGCTTACAGAGAAGTAACCGATTATGAAATGGCATTTGTCACAAAAACCAAAAACGATATATTTCTGTGTCCGCTATGCGGAGAGGACACATTGTATCAAGAAGGAACATCAATAAAATGTTCACATTGCAAAGCTGAATTATAATTTAATATAGGGCATAAAATGGCAGATAATAAATATGACACCTGTTCAATATCTATTAATATATGTGAACCTTGTACTGAATGTTTCAATGAAAAAAAAACTAATTTATTATTGGACCATGATTATTATATTAATCATGGTCAATACATTTTATATTCCGTTTTTGTGAAAAAAGAGTCTTGTTAATAATTAAAAAGAAGGTTATATGGAATACGAAAAGATAATAAAAAGAGAAAACGGAGACCAATTTAAAATCTATATTTTCATTTTTATTGGTAATCATAGTAAATTAATAAGTATAGATTATGATATAAATATTTTTTTCAAGCCTAAATGTAAACGAAAATGGCTTGAAATGGGAAAAAACCTTGCAGATTGCGAATATAGATTCTTAAGTTTTTGTGATTATATGGGATATAACGACATAAATAACATTGAATTTATATCTGAAGATGAGATATATGAGGCAAAATTGGAAATGTGGGAATTATTAAAGCCCAAAAAGGGCCCGCTATGAAAAATAGATGTCCATACTGCAATAGGAAGTTAAAGAAAAACAAACCGAGAAAGGCATGTACAAGTTGTGCTAAGAAGTTTAAATCTCAAACAGACGATATAGAGAATGAGTTATTCGACATATCGCAAATAGAGAGCACAGAATTAGATACTGAGTTGATATGAAGATATTAGTATCATGTGAAGAAAACCAAGCTGTAGCAAAAGCTATGGCTAAACAATGGGGGTTATAAATGCAAACAACAAAAATAGTAACAAGAGTAGACGGCAGACTATACAAGATAATTGTTTCTGTGTTTTTAGTGAATGGTGAATTTATATATACTTTTTATGTGCTCACTAAATTTGTACATAAAGATGTATGGAAAAATGTGCATAAGTTTAATGCTTACGAATACGATGGATTAACTGCAAAACAACAAATAGAATTAAACACGGCTGAATATTTAAAGCATGTAACAAAAGAGGAGATAAACGCAGCTCACGAACAGTTGTACAGACAAATGAAGTACAAAAAACTATAAAAAAGGGGAAAAGTAGCAATGTCAATAGTAATTGAAAAGATAAGAAAGACAAGGGAATACCTTGATTACATTGAAGAGCATTACAACAATGTACAAAAAGCATGGAGAATGGTACAAAAAACATGTAAAAATATGGATTTTATGAATGACGATCTTATTTTACTTACGATAGATTATGATATTCGGCTTCATGATCTTTCTAAATTAGGACATAATGAATTTATATCTTATCGAGAAGAATATTTTGCTGTTGATGATGAGATCAAAACTGGGAATATTAAAAAGGCATGGAAACATCATAAAAAAGTTAATAAACACCATTTTGAAAACTGGACTAAATATCCAAGCTGTCATCCACATGCAAAAATTGTATATTGTGTACACATGGTTGTGGATTGGATTGCCATGAGTTTAAAATTTAAAAAAAATGCACGGCACTATTACAACGATAATATAGATGAAACAAAACTTCCAGATTGGGCTATACTTTTTATAAATGAAATATTTGATGCAGTTTATGGTAAAGTCGAAGAAGAAATATTAAAAAAGGAATAAAAAAATGATAACAATGAAATGTGACAACTGTAATCATCAGATAACATTAGATAAATCAAACACAAAAAACGGTATTCCCGAAGGTTGGATAAGCATTTACGGCAAAGTAATAAACAATAACAAATACAACAGATTAGTAAAATCCGATGGTCATATTGATTTTTGTTCAAGGGAATGTTTAGAAGAGTACTTTTTTGCAATTATGAGTGAAAATCAAGTATGGGAGTTATTTAAATTTTTCTGCTACGGACGACATATAGAATCTAAAAGAGAAACTTGGGCAGAGTTTGACCAGTTCTTTCGCTGTATCTACGATGCGAATGACTATAAAGATATATTAATTAGAACAAAAGGAAAATTTTTTAAAGAATACTAAATTAAAAACAACACGGAAGTATAATCTTATACTATATTACCAAGTAGCAATACTTCTTTTCAATTGATAGGTTTGTAGATTTCCGTATTCCTTATTTCTACTGCTTCGGAGCCGGCTTGAATAACTAACAAGCTGGCTCCTCCTATATACCCTTGCGAAGCAATTAATTTTTTCCCATTAGACCATTTTTAATTCCAAAAATTTTTTTCATCCAAATAATATAAAAAACGAAACCACTGCACCTATAACTAATACTATGCGAAGCAATTCGATTTTTTTCCAAGCTTACCGTCGTTTCCCCTCCTTTTCCTCTTCCCCTCCTTTCTCCTCTGTTTTATCTGTTATTCGGGACTCTAATATATCCGATGGGGATGGCGTGTGGTGGTTTATTGGTTTGTATTTTGGTTGGACTCTTCCCGCCGATTTCGCATGAATTTTTTCCTCACCCCGTTGCCGTGTACCCCTTTTTGAACGATGGATATGATTCTGGAATGATCCCCAAGGATTTTATGAGAGTATGAATTAATAATTAGGTTGGTGAAAAATGTTGGTGGGAATTATTAGTGATTGTGGTATAAGTGTTTTTTCCGCCGTGACTGTTTTAGTGGAAGATTTTTCGATGAATGTTTTTGGGAAACCTTGGAACCACGGCATTGTTATGTTGATATTCTTTATATATGTGGATATTATAGGTGTTATTTGTGGATTATCCTGTATAATTGCCCGTGAATTTCTGATTATTGCCTGAAAAAGGGGTTAACTTTGGTGATTTATCATTGGAACTACCTGAATCTATTAGATTTACACAGAATCGTGGTGTAAAATGTTTTGTGGATATTTGGGAACACGGTGTTAATTGTATCTATATATAATGTAATAGGTGATAATACCGAGTTAACCGTCCGTGGATTGATTAATTAAAACAATCCTGTGTGATTATACAGGTTAAACCATGAGAGAAGAGATAAAATCACCATAATTGCTGTTTTTAGTACTGTTTGAGCCAAACCGAAGAATATTCGGAATTTAGGCATAACCAAAAGTATTACCCCCGAGAAAAGTCTAACCATTTTTTCAGAATGGCACCGATTTGTTAGTATTTGAGAGAATAACCGAATAAATACGTGTTTTAACACCCCTATTTTCTTGACAAATGGAAAGGATTTGGCAGTTTAAAGGAGATCGGACATATCTTTGATAGTCATTTCTTCAATATCTTCCAGTTTTAGAGTGGTATCTCCTGTCATTAATACACTAACATACATCTCTGTTTTCTTTTCGTTGTTGTATCCACGTTCGGCGATTTTAGCCATATTAGTCATAGCCCTGGATCCATTATTTAGATGTTGTATGTATGCCATAGACAGTTTTTGGTCATCGCGTATAGTGTCGTAAGCCTCTGCCGGCAAAGGATTTACAAAAGGTTCTATGCTTTTTTGAGCGAACACGTCTACCTTGCGTGAACGCATAAATTTTTGCAGTTCAGAAAGTTCTGGATAAGCCTTAAACAGGTAAACATTATATGTGGAATCACCAACATTATTGTCCCTCAGGCATTTTTTGAGGGAATCTGTGGTGTATCCGTATTGGATTAATGCTTTTAATACGTCTTCTGGGCGAGCCTTAATGGGCGTACCGTTGATACTGCCAAAATCTTTGAGATTAAGACAATGCTTTGGTTGTGTAGCTATTAAACTTTTTAATGTTTTGTATTCACTATCTATTAACTTATATTTATCTAATTCTGCCGAGTCCGGAACGACTGGTAAATTATTCTTATCCATAAAAATCCTTTAAAAATGGTAAAAAAACGCAGAAACAGGTTAATTATACTATTAATATATCTAATTTAAATTAAAATAAAAACTATTATTTATTATATACAATTAATTAACAATGGCGAGCCCGCAGGAAAAAAAATCATTCGCTTCGCTCCATTGATAGGAATTGTTCCGCCGCCCCGAGAATGTATTGGTTTTAAATTACATAATATTGCGTCATATGACACAGAATCGGCAATTGTGTCGTAAAAATGTAATAATAATAACTATTTTAATAAAAAAGTTGACATTTCCCAGTTTTGGTGTTATATTATAAATAACAATAATAATAACAATCATAAAAAAGGGGATAAAATGAATAAAAAGCAAATCAAATTGGATTTAGAAGACCTCGATAAAGAATTGAAAGCAATATTATAATGTACAACACGTTAGAAAAATTAAGCTATCACTGGTTTTTTTTCGACCTTGTCCGAATTATGGACAAGGGTAATGTGTTGTATAATTATGATAATTTTAAGTCCGGACACGTCGAATTTAATGTGGACGTGTCCGGAAGAATATTGGACTGTGTACGTATTAGTACATGGGAAAATGTTACAGATTACATTTATATCGATATAGATGGATCTGTATATATTAGCGAGGAAAAAAAACCTTCGTTTGAGAATGACGATAATTTGAAAAATATTAAATTTATCGTCAAACCAAAATGGTTTTTTCTGGAAAAATCATTCCAGTATTCTACGGACTCCATTGGCAATATAAAAAAATATTATCTTGAAATACAAAATAAGATAATCATTGATTTTTATATTGCAAAAAAATACTGCCGGAATTTATTCCCAAATGTCACACCTGAACAATGGGAATACCCACACACAGTAGAAAATTTTGCACAGTTTATTAATAAAAATACTGTGCAAATAAAAGGAAATAATATTTCGTTTAATCACGCAACGAGTTTTTTCCATAACGTTGAAATGAATTGTGAGAGTTATTGGGGTGAACTTGATAATAGAGATGAAATTTGGGACACTAAAAATAACCAGAACACAAATAGAGAGTATATCTGGTTATCCTATTTTGGTAGGATCCCGAGTTCAGCAATTTACAATATTAATTTTAATAATATCAAATTATTAAAAAAATACAAAAAATATTTTAATATTGTAAATAATTTGTGTGTATCAATAGGTAGCGGAGATACACATGAGGTCGATGCCTGTTTTAAAATTATCGAATTAGTAAATGGTGATAAAAATTTATTTAATTCGCTAATGTCAAATTACGACAGCTACGAACAGGCAATATTTTTCCTGTCAGACATAGCAATAGACAGGTTAAAATATGTTAAAAAATCAGGAAAAAATCAGGAATATATCGCATCATTAAAATGTATCCCAGAAAACATAAAACTGTCTAAAAAAATGACTATGTCTGAAATCATAGCAATTGGGAAAGAATTTCGTACAAAATATACAAATGTGGAAAACTTTGATATTGCAATTGTTTGTCAAGATTTAAATATGGCAGATAAAGAATACCAAGCATACGAAAATTGGTTAAAGAATTGCAATGTTAACACTACATACGAAAGCATCCCCAGAAATTTGATATATTCGGAAAATGGATATATTGGCCAGTTTTTACAACGTGATGACTATCGAGGACCATTGTTAGGTGTTATTACACATTGTTGTCAACACCCAAATGGTGCGGCTAAAACATGTGCCCAGTATGGATGGAAAAATCCAAATGGCGGTTTTTTCGTTGTCGAAAAAAACGGACAAATAATAGCACAATCATTTGTTTGGGTTAAAAACAACGTCATGTATTTTGATAATATCGAAGGATACAAAATTAATGATGCAAATAGTACCGATATTGCAAATATTTATAAAAAATTCGCAGAACAAATTATTGGTAAATTTTGTATAAAACGCTGTGTTACTGGTATCGGCTACACAAAAATATCACCAGATTTTTTCCCTGAGAAAACTAATGATTATATGATTGCTAAAGACCAAAACACATTTTATTCCGACGCAAAATATGACACACGATTATTGGCAGGCAAAAATGAATAAAATAGTAAAAATAATAAAGAAAATAGAAAAAAAAAGTTATCCTGCAAAGTGGTGGTGTATGCAGGATTGTAGGACAATTAGTGACATAGCGGATTATTGTGAGTCAACAATTAACGGATTAAAAATATTTTTTGCTGTAGATAATACAGGTTATTGTCTAATATCCGACAGCGGGGAAATATGTGACATTGCTGGTAAATTTAAACTATCCGATTTGTTCTCATTAAAAAAATATATATGGTCGAATTATGACAGCGTTTATATGGATTGTAGACAATCGTCTCGTAAATTAATCCGTAAATTAGGCGGTGTAATTGTCAATAAGACTGAATATTTGGATAATACCGAAAAAATGTGTTTTTTTCGTATAAATAAAATTTAAAAAAGGAGTAAAAATGTCATTAACGAGTCTATTAACAGGGAGAGGGACTGAAATGAGGACAGAATCACAAATCAAGAAACAGCTAAACAATGGGAAAAAATGCGTTACGTTGTTACAACGGACGTATTTTGCAGATTTAAGACCTAACCGATATGTTACAAAATGTAACAATGAGAACGTTATTGCAAAATACAAAAGCTTGGATGATGCTATAGACGATATAGAATACCGATACGGTTCTAAATGGGAGTATAACTGTATAACCGGTAGGATCCACCAGAGGGGAACTTACTATTTGAGGCATGGTGAAATGTCTCCAATGAATTTTCAGCCAATCGTGAAGAAGGGATAGAAAAAAAATGAAAGATTTAATTATTGATAGAAAAAACTTACGTGAAGAATCTGGGAGATATATTTACGACAATCCTATATTGTTCGATGGCAATGTAATAGTCAACGCTGAAAAACCAGTAACATTCAACAGCGGCATTGAGTGTAGTGGTGATTTTTCAGCGATGTGTAACATTTATGTCCGTGGATATTTGTTATGCGATGGCCAATTAACATGTAAAGGATTAACACATGTTGATCAAACTATTAATGCCTATAGAGGCATTAATATTAATGATTCTTTTTTTTCCGGTGGATCTGTCATTACCGACGGAGATTTAAAGGTAAACGGATCCATTATTGTCGGCTTAAATATTGAAGTAAAAAAAGACATGAAAGTTACTGACAATGTAGGTGTCGGAGGTAATTTTTACGTTGATGGTAGCATAAATATTGGAGATTATCTTAAAGTAAAAGAAAAAATTAGATACGGATCAATAAAAAGAATAGATGGTTTAGAAACTAAGAAATTTATATCCCTGTCAATGTTTTATTGTGTGGCCATTTACGATGAACATATCCGTATTGACCGTATATTACGAAGGAAAGATGTATGGAAAAAAATGTCTAACCAAGAAATTGAAGACTATCTTGGTTTAGATGGGTTAAAATTCTGGAACGATAATAAAAATATGTTTTTTAAAATATAATGGTAAGCCGGTATGCATTTGTGTACCGGCTTTTATTGTAAACAAAGGAGTAAAAAATGAAGGATTATTTCGAGTACAAGGAAGAGGTAAAGAAAAAAGAGATACAAAACAGGGAACAGGCTAAAAAATTGAGATCTGTTTTGAAAAAAGTATTAGTCATTAGAGATAATGATGGTAAAATTACGGAAGATATTTTGTCCGCAATCCAGAATTTAACCGCAAATATGGATTCGGGGTATAAAATTATAATCAATGAAATTCGACAGGCTAATAATTGTCAAATTTTACTAACTGTCGAACTGTTGGAGAGGGCAATTATGGATTTGGAATTGCCCCAGAATGGTTATGGGTTAGCACCTGTAGGATTATATTAATAATTAATTAAGACCGTCCGCAATAATGGGCGGTTTATGGTTGTATGAAAATTTCAAAAAAGGAATATGTATGAGTTTATTAAAATGTTTTTTAGAATGTACGAGTAAAGATGCTAATCGTAAATCATTGTGTGGTGTTTATTACGACCACACGAATAACCGTGTTGTATCAACAAATGGCCATTTAGTGTTTTTGGTTAAAGATAGTGAAAATGTTAATAAGTTTTGGACTGAAGTTTTTCAAGAGTTTGGGCTTGAAAAACCAGAGGAAAGTGTAATTTTGTATCTGGATAAAAAAACAAGAAACATGGCGGGCAAACCGCTGGTAGAAAAAGCGATAAAAGGTAGCTATCCGAGTTACGAACAGGCAATTCCTAAAGAGTTCAAAAATGATAGCACAGTCTATCATTTGTTTACGTTCAAAATTAGAAAATCCATTAATAAAATAACAAAACTCATCGGAGTTAAAGATGAGTGGTTACAGCCTCAATACTGGAACTCAAAAATATCCATAACATTAACAATCCTTGGTGAAGATAATAATATCTTTTTATTTGTTATGCCTGCAAGGGCGGTAAAAGGGAATATTAGATCGACCGATATTGTTAAAAAAATAAATCTATAACCTATCGTAAAAGGAACAGGGAATTAATACCCTGTTCCGGAATTGGAATTAAAATATATATCTGAAAATACTAAAAAAGTCTTTTCGGTTGCCCAAGAGGTAAGAAAATGAAAAATATCGTATAAAAAATGTTATCAAAAAAACAAAAACAATTTAGATATACCTATAGTAGAGAAGGAGTTATTATGCAAATTTATAACACAACAAAAAAAGAATTAGTTGAAATTACTGTTGTTGATCCACAATACGGTATTGATTGGGCAGAGGATTTAATCGGTAATAACTGCAACGACTTAGACATCATTGAAATGCCCGACGGTGCAGAGTATTTGGCCGGAGACCAAAAACAAATTGACTGGTTGTCCCAATACTGCCAAGATTACGAATTGGCAGATAAGTCTGTCTATGATACTATACAATCTGTAGATAGTTTACACCGTGAAGAGCTGAGGGAACAGTATGATAGTTTTATTGGTAATGTAGAATTTGAGGACTTACCAGAAGTTATGAACATATTTGTCAGTCAAGTGACTGATTAAAATAAACCTATTTAATAAACGCAGTATTTAATTTTATTATTGCGTTTATTAACCCGAAAGGTCTATATATATGGATAAAAATACTAAAATTTCAAAAAACAATACAGATCGATCAATGATCGAAATTGAACATCTTAAAAAATCTATGAATGAAATAATTGTATCTTTAACACGTGACATTGATCATGTAAAATCAATTTTAAAATCTTCAAACAATGATATTGAAAAAATTAACAACATACTTAAAAAAATTTAATATAAAACAAGGAATTTTAAAATGAGAACAGCGGAACAAATCGATAAAATTCTGAAAAACGATAATAGTACACTTGTGCTATTAGAAATAACACATTTTAGGAATTTAAGAGCATATAAATACATAACAGATAGTATTATTGATAAAGATGGCGGAAAAAAGGATATTATCACCACATATAAGACATTAGAAACAGCAATTAAAGACATTGAATACAGGTACGGAGGTCAATGGGAGTATGATATGAGTGTTGACCGTGTTGTGACCACAACAAATTACAATTTAAGACATACTGAAATAGCACCAATGCAATTTAAACCAGAAATACGAAAAAGGCAGGTACAAAATGAGGACAGAATTTGAGAGGAATGTGTCAATAATAGCCGAAAAAGGTTCATCATTGAAAAGTGTTGAAAAAAAACTAACAGATGGCTGGGTTATTAATAAAATAGAGAAAAGGGATAATTTATATAAGTTTAATTTAACTAAAAAGAGTTAAATATGAAAATCAATCAAGTCATGAAACGTAACTTTCCGTTGTCAAATAAGATTTATAATAAATCTACAGTTAGACAGCGGACCAAAGATTCTTTTTTCAATGCTACAGATTTACTAAAAATATATAATAAACTAACAAACTCAAAAAAGAGAATAAATAAATTTATTACTTATTCACACACTAAAGAGTTTATACAAGTCATTGAAAATAACGCCGATACGGGTTTAATGTCCTCCACAGGTGCATTATATAAAAAGGCATATACTACAAATAAAAAAAATGGTACATGGATGCATCCATATCTTTTTATAGACTTTGCAATGTGGTTATCACCAGAAATAAAATACAAAGCAATCAAATGGGTTCACGATAATTTAATTAAATACCGTGTTGATTCGGGTGATAATTATAATATATTAAGAAGATCAATAGCTGATAGATATTATAACATGCATGATCAAAAAGCCCCAAGAGAAATTTATATCCAAATAGCTAACGAAATTAAAACCTGTGTAGGAGTTGAAAATTGGAATGAGGCAAGCGAAAAACAGCTTAATCTTAGAAATAAAATTGAAATAGCTGGTATAATGGCAATGAAAAGTAATTATACCAAGTCCGAAAGATTGAAAATATTTAAGCTAACTAAACAATTGTTTATATTAGAACATGGCAAATTTTAAAAAGGAGTAAAAGAATGTCACAAGACAAATTTCACAATGAACAAATAGAGAGTAGTCAAAGACAAATGGATCAACAAAGAACTACGTATATGACACATTGTAACATGTACGAACAACGGGTAATTAACACTTTCCACAACACAGGTGCAGTATTAACAAAAGACGGTAAAGAATGGTGTGTATTGCTTGGTAAAGATTTACAGTCCGGTGTAGCTGGTTTTGGGGTAAAACCATACGATGCTATGGTAGATTTTTTTAAAAATCTTGGAATGGAATAATATCAAAAGAAGGAATGGTAATAACCAATGAAATGTACAATTTGTGGTAAAGAAGCAAGGATAACTAATGGATTAGAGCTATACCGTCGTTATCCGAAATTTCATAATATCAAATATGGGAGATGTGACGAATGTAATGCTCACATCCAACTCGATAGTGACAATAAGCCAATTGGAACGTTTGCTAATTTAGAGCTCAGGGAAGCCCGTAGAGCCGTTTTAGTTGCCTTTGACCCAATAGCTGTATGTAAAGCCCTTGTGTCCGATATGCGTATTTCTGAAGCCAAAGAGAAGATGTTAAATTGGATCGCTAATGAGATTAATATTAAAAATGATGTTTGTAGGATTGAATTGTTTGATATAGCACAATGTCGAACGGTTAAAAATATACTTACCACACTCAAAAAAAACATCGAATCTAAACAAAGAGAAAGAACTGTCAAAAAAAAAGATACATTCTAAAGGGGTACTTTATGTATTATTACAATAGCAAAAATATATGGTACAGGTTGTTTACGTTTGATTATGCTAAACTTATAAAAGCTGTGTGTGAAATAATTAATAAGTTAAAAAGGCAAAAAAGCAATTCTAAATGAAATAAAACCACCGTTATCAAAAATAGTATAAAACGGTATCGGCTGGTCATCAGGTATAGGGATAAAATATTCACTAATACCTTCATAAATTAAAAAAGGTGCATCAGGATTTGAATGCACCAATTTTATATCAGATACACAAGCAAATAATTGTTTTAATGCATAATCGTATGTATTAAAAAACTCAGGGAATGATAAAAAGAATCCTTTATTTATCATTCTCACCTTTTAACAACTCTCTTAACCGTTCAGCTTCTTTCCGAAATTTTACAATCATCTCCATTGCTTGTTCCGGAGATCTTGGAACTTGGTAATTTAATCTTTTAGCCATATTCCTTTGCTTGTTACCGTTAAACCGCCCCGTACGACTTTTAGCCTCCAGAGGTAATACTATTAAATACTTATCTGTTAGTTGTTCAAAAATCATAGTATCGGGCCATCCTGCAAACAATTTAGAACACATTTTTTTGTCTTGTGGTCTAACTCCATTTGCTGGGTTATGAATCCATCTCCAAAAAGAATCTGTTACCCTGAAGGAATCCATAGAAAATAATTTTACACAATCGTCTATACACTCTTGAACAGGTGCTTCGAGTTCTGAACCTTGCTTTTTATCACGGTGTTTATATAATTGATTTGCTTTAGAAAATTTAAGAGTCATATTAATGTTTCCTTTTTTATATTTAAACTGTTTTATTGTTTTTGTTTATTTTTGTTTTGTTTTTTTGTTAACATTACCGTTAATGTTAATTTTCCCATAAATTTCAATTTTACTAAAATAGTCAAAATTACCGTAAATAGTAGTGTCATCACAAATAACAATATCACCGTAAATAATAACATCACCATAAATATCAACATCGCCATCAAAAATTATATTTTCACACAAAACATATTTATCACCTTTGTTAATCAAATTAGGGTACTTTTTATCTATTATTAGCGTTTTCATTTTAAAATCCTTTTTTTAAAAAGTTTTATTACCTTTATCAAAATTACTAATATTTGTACTATTATCCTGTCCGTTAAACTCATTTTTAAACCTTTTTTTTATATTCTTTAATTATTTTTTTCATTTTAGGAACATCAGGGTGATTAACAGGATAACTTAAAAGAGCCTCTTCGTATTTCTTAATTTTAAATTGAGTAGAACGACTAAGCCAAATACGATTTTTTTCCTCCCTTTTTTCTTTTTCTATTGTCCTTTTTTGTTTTTGTTTGGGTATATATGCCATTCTACTTGTTCCCTGTTATTCTTTGTTTTGTGTTTCTTGTTGTCTTAGCCATTCCGTAACTTGTGGCTTATTAAATTCACCAATTTTAAACTTTATGAAGACACCACTTTTAGTAAAACATTTAATTTTGAAATAACCACCAATTTGAGGTACGACAAAATACTTTTTATATCCAAATATTTTCAACAGTTTTTGATTTGCATCTTTATTAAAACACGTTTTGTCACATGGCTTACTTATATACAATTTTTTGTGTGCCTCGTAATTACATTGCTTACAGATTCTAATATAACCTGTTTTCATTTTATCATTCTTCTGGAAATGACCTTCATCAAATCTTTTATAAACTCCACATTTAATACATTCTCTACCATTTTTATCTACAACATACAATACATCCATATCTTTTCTTTTTTCCATTTTCATTTTATTACGCTTGCCCTTTTTTGTTTGTTTTAAGTATTGTCGTTATGGGTTACTATCATAGCTGTTTTATTAGGTAAAGTATAAGCCCCAGGAATTTTACGGGCTTCATCTATTTTAAGTATTTTACCAGTTGCAGGATTAATACAACATCCTTCAGGTATTATGTCTCCCTTTGGTATTTTCCCAGACCGGAATTTATTAACAAGATCTTTGAATGATAGCCCTTCGTTTTTATCATCAATAGTATTGTCATTTTTAACCGGTATGTAATTAGAATATACTTTTTTTGGGAATTTCTCATCTGCAAATCTTTTAAATACAGGTACACCAGGAAATTTTTTATATGTACTATCCCAGTTTCTCCTAACATGTGTTATCAATTCATACAATTGTAATTTAGACAATCTCTTTAATACAAACCAATAATCACCAATTTTAGTAATATTGACCGTATCTTTTTCGTTTGCAAGAGAAAAATCAATACTATTACAACCGTAATAAGCCCTTAATTCCTCCATTTTATCCAGAAAAAACCGTTTATCATTATCATTCATACTAACCTCTCTATTTAAAAAAGTCCTGTATCTGCACCATTTACCGGTTTAGGAACTTGGTGAGTTTGTTTTTCGGTAATATTGTTTCGAGAATATTGCACTAATGGACAACGTTCATCACTAAACATTTCTAATGGTGGAGTTTTTTTTGTCCCTTGCCGGAAAAATTCATCCATATTCCATTTGTACGAAAACCAATATTTATCATTATTTCTAATAATTGTAGAATAATTTTTTATAGCATTTTTAATATGGGTAACACCGTATTTTTTAATTGCTAAAATAATTTTCTTTTTTAATTCCGTTTTTAACTTCCGATGTTTTAACAATCCACATTCCAACCAGTAAGAAAAAATACAATAAGAACATAAATTTTCTATTTTATCAAATTTTTTAGACATAGTATTTATATATTCTTTATCTATATCTTTATCTATATCTAAGATAGCCATGCGTTCGCTATTTTTATCTTTAGCGTTCGCTATTTTTTCGCCATAGCATTCGCCATTTTTATCTATAGCGACCGCCATACTTTCGCCATAGCATTCGCCATTTTTATCTATAGCGACCGCCATACTTTCGCCATAGCATTCGCCATTTTCTTTTTTAGGTGTTTCACAACTATTATTATCTTCTTTCCAGCGTTGAATTGCCCCTTTTTTCCCATTTGTACTATTTCTTTTGCTTAGTTTGATTCTTTCTTTCCATTGTTCGTCAAGAAAAGATATTACAATAACATTATTTTTTCTATTTATAACTTTAATATCAAAAAGATAATTAATATCACTTTCTTTTAAATGTTTATATTTTTTCATCAAATTATTATAAGTCACATTACACGAACGTTTCCAGTAATATGCACAGATATTAATGAACAAACCTTGGTAAAACTCATTTTCAAGTGTTATGTTACCAGATAGCCATTCATTAACATTAAACTTAAACCACGGTAATCTCTTATTAGGCAATTATCCCTCCTTAGTTGCTAATATTTCCAACACTTGTTCAATCAATCCTCTTTCTTCTGGGCTCATAGGTTTGGCGGTAAACCCTCCCAATTTTTGTGTCAATTTCCAATGGGGCCATCCTATCTCTTTACAAACTCTTTTATATCCAAATGCCTTACAACGGTCTTTTAGATCATCTATATACGTTTTCTGGTTCATAGAAAATACTCCTTTTTTAAATTAAACAAAATAATATGTAATAATAATAATATATACAATAACAATCACAATAACAATAATAAAACTAATAATTTTATTTATACAAGACATCAGATAGTATTGCAGGTGGCAATGGATATTTGTAATATTCATTCTCCGACTTACATACGGCAGAAACTTGTACTTCTTCATTTATTTTAACGACTATTTTCTCCCAATATTTCAAGAGTTCTTTTGGGGTAAAATAATGAGCTTTATCTATGTCACATACATTTACACCTCCTATTTTATTGTCACGGGAATACCAGCTTAAAACATAATCTTCCGCTTTCATTTCTACTGTAAAACCTAACCATTGTGATTTAACACCATAGTTTTTGTAAGTATCAATTAATATGTCCGATGTTAATCTTTTTATACAATTTTCTACCATTATTTTATCCTCGTTTCTTAGTTTAATGCAATTGCTATTTTTCCAGCAATATCAGCAAAAACTTCACGGATTTGTGTTTTTACTGGAACAATATCTTTATCCATCTTTCCATCAAAAGCACTATAAGTTACATAAACACGTTCACCAAGTAATATCTTATTCGCAATTAATGGATAAACTTTTTTATATGCCAATTCGGAATCATAAACAGCTCCACGACCAGCAATATTACTTTTAGCTTGATCCCCACATAAACCACATCCATTAGTTTGATTCTCAAAGTTTCCTATGTGGATTAAATATATATAATTAAATCCAGGAACATCCCTAACCCATAACATCCCTTTATGTATATCAGGAAACTCTTTTTTATATCTACTATTCATACCACCGACAGTTCGTAATGTAACTTCATACTTCAATGCAGGTATTCTCGTTTTACCCAAAACTTTTTTTTCTCTATATTCATCTTCAAGAATAAAACATAAGAATTTTCGTTCCATGTTTGTACAATCAAACAATAACCCAAGTGTATCATCCTTTTGACTACTAAATCTTAATACCTCTAATTCCATTTTAAACCTCCAATTTAATATTATATTTTCTACAATAACATTTATTCTTTACAAAGTATCGGCAGTTATTATCTAACGGATCACACCAAGAACATTGTTTATTTAACGGTAAGTTTTCCTCTTGTTCGTTAGGTATGTTTTGTTGATTGTTCAAAATTTTAATCCTCCTTTTAAACATATAAATGAGTTTTCAATGCCTCTCCTCTTTTTTTTGAATAAGCCTCCCACATTAAATTACATTCTTCTGCACTTTTAAACTTTTTACTATATGACCATCTTTTATACATAAAGGAAAAACTTTTTTCTCTTTTTATCCATCTTTCATCACATAAATAATAATCGTTATTATATTCTAACAGAATAATTTTATCATACCCTTTTCTAACACCCACCAAAAATCCCAATACTTTAGCTTTACTAATGTTTTTCATACTAATAAACATCATTTGAGATATTAAACTTTTTGTTAGTTTTACTTTTTTAACTTCTATATTCATCTTTACCCCTTTATTTGTTTAAGCGTTATGGGTATTATATCTTTGATATTATCTATTTGATGGTTTAATATTACATATCTACAAACATCTAAACAAAATTCTTCAATATTAGCAAAACTTAATCCAATTAATTCTTCTGCAAGATTTTTGATATTATAATCAAATTTTATATTTGTTCTGTGGAAAATCTTTTTTACAAACATTTCTATTTGCAACTTATTTGGTCTTCCTAAGTTTAATTTTATTTGAAACCTTCGTCTTATAGCTTTGTCGAGAAGTTCTTGGTGATTGCTGGCAGCTATTATTATAACATTGCTTGGTAGTCTGTCTATTTGTAAAAGCAAAGAATTAACAACTCTTTTTATTTCTCCTGCCTCATTTATGTCATTTCGTTCTTTTCCTATCATATCAAATTCGTCAAAGAATAAAACACAATTTTTTGTTTTTACAAAATCAAAAACGTCATTAAGACGTTTCGCCGTTTGGCCCAAATAACTTTTTATCAAATTATCATATCGTATTACAAACAATGGATAATTTAATTGTGTTGATATTGCTTCTGCAAGACTTGTTTTACCGTTACCAGACTCACCAGTTAATAATATTCTATTTCTCGGATATATACCGTACGGTTTAAGTAAATCAATATTTTGTTGCTCGGCTATTAAATCCTTACATACGTTTAAAGAAATATCATTAATTATTAAATCATCAAATTTTTTTTGTGGATTTAATTCAAAAATTAAATCTTTGGCTGGGCTCTTGATACCAACAGAATTAACACTATTAATTTTATTTGTGGAATTTAACGCTACCGATAATCTATCTGCTAATATATAATGGTTTTTGGATTTTTCAACCGCAATCAAAGTCTCTACATATTTTTCAAAAGAAACCATATCATTTTTTTTAGCTGAAATTATTAATTTAATTAAAATATCTGTTTTTGTCATTTCTCTATATTACCTTTCTTAAAAAGAAATATTATTATTTTCTAATTTTTTTTTTATCGTATGAATATTGCCCAAGAGTTTTGGAAAATTTAATTATCATTTCTTCACAATATTTTAGCAATGCATCTCGACAATCATTGTAATTGATATAATATTCTGTTATGTTACATTTTAATGACGACTCATCTAATTTTAATCGAAAATCACTTAACACCCCATTTGTTGATATAATAATTTCATTTTTATTATCTCGATTTATTGCCAATTCTGTAATATCCTCCATTTTCAAAATGGTATCACCGGAATCTTTCCTAAAATAATATACAGGATCTCCTATTCTTAAATGTTTTGCATAGGTTATATTATCTTCGTCAATAACAAGTCCCTTATCTTCGCAATATAACTCCAAAGCCTTTTCACAATCCCTATTCCCACAACCACTAACAGTACTAAACGAACAAATACCATTTTTTCTACAAAAATCACAAACTTTTTTTTTGTCAATATTACATTTTTCCATTTTAATACTCCAATTCAATTACTTATTGTTTAAAAATTTTATAGCCGCCATTTAACATAACGGCTATATTTAGTTATTTATGCAAGGTTTCCATCAACAATATAAAACACATTATCTGGTGTTTTATCTGCTGGTAGAATGTCATCATCAACTTTCGTTAATATTGCAAGAATATTATTATCTTCAGCCCATTTTCTTAAAACTTCCATACGAGGACGACCGATAAGGTCTGCATTGTCTAAAAATATTGATTTTAAATCTGGGTTCTGGGCAATACATAATTGACAAGCTGTAATCATACCTAATGAACTACTCCATTCTTCAGACGGAGCTCCGTTCATAAACACATCCGATTCTGTAATAGATAAACCAGGAACTCCAAAATCAGCCTCAGATAGCTTCTTTATTTTTTGAGCCTCATATTTTTCAATCTCTGTTGTTAATTCCTCCCGAATTTCTTTTTTACTTTCCTTTTGCTTGTATTTTTTCCGTTTTTCCTCATTATCAAAAAATTCTTTGTTTTGGTCTTCGGCATTTTGAATTTTTAAATCAATATCTTCAGTTGATTTATAATAAGGAGTTTCAACAGTTGATTTGTCAAACAATTTTTTTTCTGGTGTTTCTGGCATACAAGCAAGATCATTATCTTTTTTAATAATTTCTTTAGTCATGTTATCAAACTGTTCTTGACCAATTGACATATTGTCATCAATAGATTTAATTTTTGCTTGTAACTCTTCTATTTGGTGTTTATATTCGTTTTTACGTTCCTGTAAATCAGCAAGACTATCATTAATATTAGTCCTTTTGCTTTTTAATTTATCTATATCATTTTGGGCAGATAATTTTGCAGAAATTATTTCAGATACGCCTTCATTCCATTTATCGACTATAGACCGTTCTTTTTCGCACTTAGCATCATAATCTAACCTAAGTTGTTCATTAATAGTCTCAATCTTCTTTTTTTCAGCGATCAATTCTGAAACTTTAACTTCTTTTAATCCAGGAACATATGAAATTTCACCAAATGATTTAATTTCACGACCAACAAGTAAACGTTCTTGAGTTAAGTTTGCAATTTTAGAATTTTCTAATGATAAATCAACTTTGCCGACTTTCATTAGAGTAGCCAATTTATCTGCCGGTTTTGAATCGATAAACGGCATAGGATTGAACGTAAGAGCATTTATCATATTTTTCATAAATGTTGCAGGGCTTTTAACTTCAGTCCCGTCCTCTTTTGTAATAACAAGGTCATCGCTCTTCGGGGTGAAACGTCTTCTTGCAACAAATTTTTCTCCATCAACAGACAAATGACCAATAATAGTAGCATTTTTCGCCGAACGTCTAATTGGTTCGCCTTTCAATACCTTTTTTCCTTCAAACAGACATTGAATAGCATTTATCAGGCTGGATTTACCTTGTTCGTTTGGTCCCTTTATCAAAACAAGCCCACCATCTTCATTTAATCCAAGTTCAAATGCCTGAATCCGTTTGTAATCCTTCACGTCTATACCTATTAACTTTGTTTTAGACATGTGTATTCCTTTCTTTTAGTTTGTTAAATTCCCTTAATTCTCCAAATTTCTGCTTCCACACCATTTGGACAATCGTATTTCCTACCGCCGTATTTTATCCAATTAAAATCTCTCATACAATCTGTTAGTTCTTTATTCTCACTCCATGTTTTAATTAATATTTCATCAAAACATACAGAAGCTTCAGGAATACAAACAGTTAATTTTGCGTATGGCAGATCTTTACTATCAAAAACAGTTATACATGTAGTACCATCCGCCTCATATACTGCTGTAGCCATTCTCATCTCTTCGTTATTAAACATAAATTTTTTATTATTTATGTATTGAATAAGATGTTCTCTTTTTATTTTCATAAAATCGGCTAACAATACCTGAAACCTATATAAACCACCCTCTTGAGCTACAATGTCATTTAATATAGAAATCTTTTGTTCCATATTTGCTTTGGTTTTTTCCTTTTCAAAAGCATCTTGTTGAGCTTTTATTCTATCTTTCTTTGAAAGTTTTTTACTCATTATATTCTACATTCCTTTAGTAATGAGGATAGTTTTAATCCGAAAAATTCGGCTATCTGTTGAAGTTGAAACACGGAAAAATTTCCTCTTCCACTTAGCATGTGACAAAAGTTAGACCTATTAGCCCCAATGTATTGAGCAATTTCAGCCTGAGTTCTTCTATCTTTTTTTAACCGATACCGAATTTGTACAGCAAGCCTTCGGTTCATGTCATTTTTTGTCATAATCTACCTCTGAAAGTTAAATTGTTTGTTTTTAAGTCGTTTTTTTATATCTACGACATTTAATAATACTAATCTACGAGGGGAATAAAAATCTCCACCAGGGTAAGAATTTAGTAGTTCGCTTATCATCATATCACGAGCTACACTATTTTTACAATAAGACTTCAATTCTTTAAATACAGAGTCTATATTGTCTGAACGTTCCTCTTCAGGTAATGCCCAATCAGGAATTTGAGGAATTTTAAAGTAAAAATAATGGTTCTTGTTATTTTTATCCCTGAATGCTTGGTATGGTGAATATTTCCAAGCCGCCCTTTTGTCTGGTGAACAGTCAATAGAATCTTTTGGCTCTTTCCCATACCAAATGTCGTCATTAATTGTAAACTCAGTTTTATTCGTATCAATTGAAAGATCATCTCTTTCAAAATCATACAAATAAAGACCAATACCAAATTGAACACCGGCTCTCTTCTCTGCACCAGAAAGAGCACCTTTAAATGGTGATTGATTTGTAACTCCTGCCCCATCTTCTTTGGTTATCCAAGGTTGGTCAATACCGTTTCGGATTCGGAGTGTACAAATATCTCCAGCAATCACTTCCTTGTATGTCCCTTTCGCTTTTTGAATTGTGTACAGCTTGTGGTAAGTTTCCCAATTACACATACCAAGAACTTTATTTAGTCTATTTTTTATAGCTCTGGCAGTTACATAAGCTACAATAGAAACTCTAAATTTTCCCCAACTGTCTAAATGGCTTGTAGCCACCCGCCAATAAATTTCTTTAGTTGGAAACGGTGCTTTTAACTCTTCAAATATATCTTCATAGCTTTTCATTATAATACACCTTCTCCCTCTCCCATATCATCAACGTCACTTCTTAATAAATATGGTCTAATGTCAATATCAATTTCTTCATCAACAGGATAACATGGCCATTCCTCTTCCGGAATATCCTGAATTTCTTTATATATTCTTTTACAAATTCCTACCGTTTCCGCACCAGTACATACACTACCAGGTCTTAAATGAAAAATTCTTGCCCCGTAAGGTTCTTCATTTTCAACAACTACAAAAGTCCAACTGAATATTTGACCACCACTAAGTAAATGATCTAATCCAGATAAGTAATGTGCCGCCTGACAATGATAATACATTCTACCTATCTGAGTACGCCAATTTTCCTCAAAAGCCGACGAGGTAGTCTTTACATCAGTTACATTGTTTATCTGCGGATTATAGACATCTAAACGGGCTTTACAACGGATACCAGTATCACGGCAAGTCCAAAGTAACGAAACTTGTGCTTGCCCTTTAAATAGGTATTTTTTGTGATGTTTTAGAGTTTTAACAGATTGAACCATTTTTTTAACTTTAGACATCGTTTCTGGAAAGACAGGAATATAGCCGCCATCTCTATATTCTTGAAGGATTTCTCTATGTTTTGGCACACGTAGTGAAAACGGGACCATCAAATCTTTCGCATTTGGTGCTTTATCTGGAGTTTGCCTGCAAACTTCTGACATTTTCTCTGGCTCAAGTAGTTCAGTCTCAAAAATATTACCCAATTCCATCACTTCTGTGGGCTTAAAGTTTTTATGATTATTTAAAAAATGTTTAGGCGATATGATAAGACTCTTTATCATTGAATATGAGAAACAATCCCAATCTCGATACTCAGCATCAGGAACATTGAAATATATTCCATCTTGCAACGGCTCACCGTTATTATCTGTAGGTACACTTCTTCCCAACATAAATATTCCTTTCGTTAATGTTAATTCCTTATGTTGTAATATACCACAACAAATGTTGTAAGTCAATAACTATTTTGTTTTTTTAAGACCACACAAAAAAAGGAGGCTAAAAAATTGCCTCCCTCTTCTATTATATAGTATCGATTATTTTATGGTAATGGTGTTGGCTCCTCAAGAGTTCGAGTTATTACAGAATTACCACCGTTTTGAGATTTAACTGTTTTTGTCTTATATTTTGTTGTTCCATCATTTTCATGTAACGGAGGTTCAAACGTTGCTATCACTTCTCCTGTGACAGCATCTTCTTCTGCAATCATTTTGCCTAATATTCCTGCGGTTACGAATTTCAAATAACCCATTACAGAAGCATCATCGACTTCACCAGCTACGGCTTTGATAAGAGTCTCTTTAATAGCATTTATGGAAACATTAGCTTGAATATCAATCATATCAAGTTCTGTACCTAACCCTGTATCAGTTTGGTCTGTGCATTTAAAATTTCCACTTACTGTAAGCTCTCCACCGACACAACTCGAATCTATAATAACATGACCATACCCCTCTAACGTGATTTTATTGGTAGAATCCATGTTTTTGAAAATTATATTACCAGAATAATGACCAATTTTTAATTCAACATTTGGAGAAAGGGTTATCTCTGGAATTATGCTTTCAGAATTACCAGCATAACAAGAATCCCAAACATAGCTTCCTGCAACATTCAATGTTATATTACCCAAAAAACCACTTTTAATAATATTACACGGAGGTAAGATACAACTTAAAAAACTACAATTTTCAAAGTGTGGAATATAACCACCCACAGATATTGCTGTTCCGGTTATTATACAAGTTTTAAAAAAAGAACCATAAATTTCATGATTATTAAAATCTAAAATACTACCATGTCCTTCAATTCTCCATCTATCTACATCTCTATCAAGGATAGTTGCTGTACCAGAAGCTATCATTATTTTACGAATTTGTAGAAAACTTGCTGTAGCGAAAACATCATCTAAATTATCAATAGGTCTTCCTTCAAGTCCTATACCTGCTGTTATATTAATTCCACTTTCTCCATGTACATTGTCATACCAAACTCCATTGTATTTAGAAGGTGCTATTTCCGTACTAACTGAAGAAGGTATTTCATCAATAGCTGTTCTTATTGTTTCAAGATTTTCATTTCCAGCACCAGTTCTCCCTAAATAGGTATTACCAGCATCAGCATCCTCAACAGCAAAAGCGGTTACATTGTCATAAGTATCTTTGGATATAGAGCCATCGACTAAGTCCGCTGGGCTTATTTGCATTAATGTGGCATCAGAGCCGCCTACAGGTGCTTCACTTAATGGTTTCTTCAGGGTAATTGTCCTTGTTGAACCAACATAATCAAGAATCTCGCCTACTAATGTTGTTTGATTTGAATTAATATGTATTAACATTCCATTATAAACATCATCACTTGTTGAAGAATAACCAGAAGTTAAAGCAAACACAGTCGTTGTTGGTGCTGGAGATGATGCAATTATATTTATACTTCTATCGGCTAATTTTTTGCTGAAAGTATCATATAACGTTGTATTCGGAATGTCATTTAAATTAGCTAATCTTCTTGGTCTAATTAGCACTTGCATACCATTTGTTAGTGTTGGCATTGCAGAATCTAATGTAAGTATTTTTGTTGTCCCATCATAACCAGAAATATTCGCAAATTTATTGTAATCTCCAATCTTAACCAATACTTCTTGGTTTAGATATGTATTATTATTAGGATTCCCGTTCGCTATTTTAAATTGAGTAGATGTAGGTGGAAAACTTGTATCAACAGTTGTGGCAAAGCCTTCTTCTGAATACTTTAGGATAGTATCCCTAACAGTAGATAAAACTACATCAAGTTTAGATGTTATTTGGTTTTGAATATCTACCAAATAAGGATCAACATCTTCTAAGGTGATAAAATCACCATCGGAAGGTGCAGACGGCATATTATCACTTGTTGTAATAGTTTTTGAAGCCCCGACGTAATTACTTACTGTTGTTGAAAATGATTTTCCGTTTGCATATTTAACAATAACCTTTTGACCATTATAATAGTCATCACCTGTACTACCATTCAATAACGCAAAAGAATTTATTGTTGGAGTAACTGTACTATCATCAACAACATCTTGGTAACTAATTTTACGATTAACAGGTAATTGTCCTGTTGTTTTCCAATGATCGTAATCGGTTTTTGGAATAACTTGGTATTCATCAAACAACGGTGCATGAGAAGAACCATTTGGAGGAGGGCTTTCCCAAAGAAGATTAAATACACCTAATGTATTTAAATCTGTTGAATTTAATGTTAATGTATGAAATCCTTTTCTATCGTGGACTGTATTAGTTGCATCATTTTTTGAAGCATACGCCCCGTTATCTTTTGATATTAAAATCTGACTACTGGGAACTGAGGTTTCGTATGGTGTAAAACCATCAGCATCGAGAAACGGCCCAAACCTTATTACTAAAGTTCCACTTTCTATTTTTGGTAGATATTTAACTGTCATACAGTTTATCTCCTTTTCATCATTAGTATATTGTTCCAAATAAACGTATTTACATTAACAACATCAGATAAAGTCTCAACTTCCCATGATACAACAGCATCAGGAGTTGTATTTCTACGAGTTAATGCTATTTGAGTATCGCTATTAGGTATTATATGAAATCCATATTGATCTATATTGCCGCCAGGATCAGTAATAACGCACCATGAATAAGCCCCAACACAATGATACATGCTATCTAATATTGGCGAAGTTAAAATTGCTATATTTACAATATTAGAGGATACAATCGTCCATCCTCTTTGAATTGTAATATCTATATCTGAAATAACAAATAAACTAAACCTACAATCACCGGAAGCATAAGCACTTAATCTAACTGTCGTAGAATCTAATAATCTTGCACCACGTAACTGGTTAGTGTCTATATTTGTGGTATCTTTATCGTATGAAATTTCTAATCGTGTTTGTGCTGTTGTTACTGACGATATAGTTATGTCGTCATAAGTAGAGTTAGAAGCTATCGCATTGATAGATTGAACACTAAAATCTGGAGATTCTACAACTTGCCATTCGACTATATTAGTAATATTTGGGAAAGAACATCTAAAACCCACAGTTGATGCATCAAAGAAATATCCTTCTATTAATCCATCGTCTAACATTGTTGGCATAGATCCACCACGAGTAGTACATTTTAAATATGTATTTGCTAAATTTACAGTAGAAATAGTTACAAGTTCGCTTGTTGTGTCCATTGAGGCAGAACCTCTTTGAACCGTAACATTTGAATCATACTCAACAATTTGCCAATGTATAGTTACTGAGCCAGAATATGAAGCGTATCTTTCTAATTTTATTTGGGTATCTGAAATTTGTTGTATAGAAACACCAAGATTTGCCATATCGGTTATAGCCCCACCGTTACCTATTACCTGACCTTCTACAATACTGTGGGTCATTGCACTTGAATTGATAGTAATAACGTTAGATGTGCCAGTTAAACTGTATATACCTTTTTGTGTTTGTTTTTTCTTTGCCATAATTTACATTTTTGTGTCAAAACATGAATCAATCTTAAATTGATTATTAACTCTATACCCATTAATTTTTCTTGAAAATGCAGGATAAACATATTCTCCCATATAAAGAGGAGTAAAATCCCTTACACATATTCCGTTTTTAATTTCAGCCTTAATAGGGATAACGCCTCTTGGAGTAAGAATTGGAACTTTAATTATACCATTGTAATCTGTGTTCAAAGTCTTATCTGCATTTAACATTTTTAAAGTCATTATAATCTTATCGATATTAGGGTCTGCCTTATTCGGATTCCAATCCACATCATACTTGTCAACAGTAATATCAAGCCAAGGTTTTGAGTCTTCATAGTCAAAACTAACGACATAACCTATATCTAATTCTTTAGTAACTTCAACAGTATCACCATTAGAATATCTTTGTCTTACGGTTTTATCATCTTCCACAAAATATCCTAAATTTGGATATTCATTAAAAAGAGAACTATTATCTTCGTTCATTTGTTGATAAGATGGGACAGAACTACCATAATCACTAATTACACGAACTAAAGAATCGGAATCTTTATCAATAAACATAGTTAAACCAATTAGACCTTTTCTTATTTCCTCAGACGTATTTGCCGTAATTTCTTTCATTATTAATCATCACCTTTCTTTTTGTATATAAATGTAAACTGTTGGAGTTTGTGCCTATTTTTTTTCTTCCAGTCACTCCATGAATCTCTATTTATACCTTTAATATACTTTAGTTTTTCATCTGGTTTAAGATTTTTATATACATTTGAATCAAATTTTCTATTTTCATATTCAGATACTTGCTTTGAGGCTGTTTCATAACCTCCTTTTGTGAATTTATATTTTGATCCTTTGTAAGAAAATATAAATTGTTTCTTAGATTTGTATCCAATTTTTTCACCTTCAATATCTGCTTTTGACTTTTGCCATTTTGGCTTAAGTCTTTCGTCAAACAATCGGTATGTATTTAAAACAGGAACTGACCCTTTTAATGCTAAAATACTGACAGCATTACCTATTTCGGCAGATCCTTTTAACAGTCTTTGATAATCGCCGGCTTGTAGATCTTTGTCTTTGTATGACCTATAAACATCACCAAAACCTTGAAAAATGTTTTGATTTATGACACTTAGTAAATTACGATCTCTATTGTTTGTTTGCTTAAATGAATCATCACCTTTTAAAAAGTTTATTGAATCAATAACGATTCCTGCAACTTTATCACCAAAATAAAACGGTGAGAATGTCCTTGATATTAATCTATTAATACGTTTCCAAACATCTCTGTCCCATTTACCTTTTAAAAAATCGGCTACTTCATCAATAGCTGTCATTAGTAATGATGTAGAAAACCAACAAGCAAATAATCGACCTAATAAGTCCAGTTTATCTTTAGGAGTTCTATTAGACCTTTTATATCTTAGCCATGTTCTTTTTATTGTATTATAAACCGCATTTGTTGCAGACGTAAACATAAAGGTTAATCTCGCCCATAATGCAGGATTTGCCCCCATCTCTGAACGGTATTCAATAGAATACATTGGCTGGGTACGGATAGTTATATCTTCAGCTAATTTAACTATTGCGTTCCACTTTTCATCATCTTTTAAATTAGTAGTATCTTCAATTTTTAATTTAGCTGCTTGTATAATTCGAGTGACAGTTGCTCTATCCATCCATTGAATGGGAAGTGTTGCATATTCTGTTTTAGGCAGTTTTTTACCAAAAGTTTTTCCAATTTGTTGAGAGGCTGCCCGTTGTCCCAATTCCGCATTAATTAGGTTACTTTCAAACCTTGCTCTAAAAAATGGAGAATATCTCTTAGTAATATCTCTTAATTGTTTTCCACCATTTTGAGTTAATGGTATCATTGTAGCGGCTTTGCTCCAATATTTTGAATCAATTTCAGTAGCTATTAAAGCATAAGAACCAGCTTGTCTTAAAAAAACAGGTATATTACCACCTAAGACATTAGCCGCTACGTTACCTACTATTGATTTTAAATAAGATTCCAAACCGACTATTCTATTAGAACCTTCAATTCTTTTAACATATCTTTGCAATGCATCTAAATATTTCGTCCGGTGTGTTTCTCTTGCTACCGGTCTTAAATGGTGAATCATTTGCTTTGCGTATCTTAAAGGCATTGCATAATTGGAATAACTTGCTGTTAGTAGTGCAGAATTGTAAAATGCAGAAAAAGCATCTTCAATTAACACAGAACCACCTGCGTTTTTTTTTCGTTCTTTGAAACTTCCGGCTCCTTCTATGAATACTTGATTCACAGTTCCAGACAAATCACTACTACCTTTTATTAGAAAATCTCTATAAACGTTTATTCTATGTAATGGAAAGTAACTATCTACTAATTCCATTGGATAACCATTAATCCTATCAGATGCCCGTTCTAATTCGGTTTTAGCTTCACCATTTAGAAAACTATACATAAAATCTGCAATTTTCCGTTCGGTATCTGACAACATATCAGGGCTTGTAAGTTCTTCTATAGATTCTTCAGATAATTCAATAGGATTTTTCTTGTCGTAATCATAATCAAATGCAATTCCGTCTTTTAATGCTTTTGTGTTATGCTCATTTAATCCATGAAGATATAAAGAAATTCTATGTCCTCCAGAAAGATGTATTGTATGTTCATCACCATTTTTATCTGTAACAGTATAAGGTTTATCTATTTTAGAAATATCCTTCATACTGCTATGAAACACGACAGACAAATCCTTTATATCATTAATCTTAAATTGTTTGTTGAATTTATCTTCCAAATCTTGCATGAATTTTAATTTACCATTTGATGCTTCATGGAATGCTTGAAAAAACACATCGGACATAACTGCATTATCTTCTGTTTTATCCATTCCGTCTAATTCTTCTGTAATTGTCTCTGTAGTCGATGCTCCAATCCCAACTATAGAATCATATACTTTTCGGAATAAGCTATCGCCAGCACCTCTTGGTAGCTCTTTAACCTTACTGGGCTGGGTATTACGTAAGTTTGTTTCGCAAATAGCGGCTTTTTTCTCAAAATCTTCTATTCTTCCTGCAATAAAATCATCTTGAACACCTTTGGAATATGCAAGGATCTTATTAATCTCATTAGTAAGTTCTTTTATTTGTGTAGTTTCAAGTTCGTTGATAAATTTAGCATCTAATCTACCCTTCCCATTCGTTAGTTTATTCCTAACGTCTTTAAGCATGTCTCTTATAGCTTTTTTAGATTTACCCTCTGCTCTTTTAGAACGTTTAAGAGTTTTAAATAACTTATCAATAGAACCTTTCCGCCTCTGAATACTATTAAGATGATTAATTAAATTCAACAGTTGTAATTTCGCTTGTTCTTGCCGTTTTGGAGTATCTAATTTTTTCCATATTGGGGAATTTAACATTGTGCTAAGTCTGGCTCTAAAAGTATCATTTAATCCTGGATCAAGAGCCAATCGTGAATATTCTCTGGCGTATTTAAGATAATTTTTTACATTAATTTTATGGTCTCTAACACCTTGTATAACTTTCTGTTTTGCTCTATCAATAGTATAAATTCGTTTTTTGTCTTTTTTGGCTTGTTCCTCTAATACTAAATTTTCTTTAACTAACTCATCTTTTGACATTAGTCTTTTTACTTCGACCTTTTTCATAAATCGGATTGCACTATCATATCCTTTGTTAGTCGCATTTGTTACTTTGACAGAAGGTGAAAAGTTATGAGCTTTCGTATTTTTGAGTTCACGGACAAGAACTGGCATTAATTCTTCAATATTAGAAGGTTTTGCCCATCCCATTTTAATGAGCAATTTTTTAACTGCATCATAAATCTTTTGGATAAAATTCTTTTTATCATTCACATCGATAGCATGGGCAAGCCATTCGCCCAAAAGAACATCATTATACGCATCTATTCCACCTGAAAGTTCTGCTTGAGCAAGGTCTTCTTTATACTCTCTTCTTATAGCTTCTTTTAAATCTACATCTTTTTCAAATATGTCCATCACAGTCTTGTAGATTTTTGGATCATTCCTTAATAAATTAGAGAAGCCAAAATGACCGATTAATTCATGTGTTAAAACTGAAGATTTTTCTTGTTCCGATAACCCTGGTTTCAATACAACTGTGACACTATCCATATCTGTAATAATTAGCCCGTTACTGTCAAGTCTGCGTTTTTCCCCTCTAAACGTAAACGTATCGGATTCTATTATTTTAATATTTTCAATGACTTCTTTAGGTAAATATTTATTTGAAACATGATGATTCATTGATATTGACCCTTTATTTTTTCTCATATCTTCAAGTTCAGGGTGTTCTACAATATATTGATCTTTTGCTTCATCAGTAAGAAAATATTCTTTTGTGATCTCAGTTTCTGAACCTATTCTATCAAGTTCATCTTGTGCAATAAGTTGTTTTTCCATATCTTCACTTATAGAAAATTTACCATCTTGATAATATTTATTTTCAATAGCTTCTCTTTCTATCTGTATTTCAAGAGACTTCTCCCTTAGTTTATTACCACGCTCTGCATCTTCTTCTTGAATCGCTTTGTAATCACGAATAGATTTATCATTAGCCTTAATATGATTTTCTGCATTTTGTATTCTCCGGCTATCAGTAGTCATTCTTTGCTTAAGATTATTCTTTCGAGTTTCAAGTGTTGCTATTTTTCCTTTTTCTTTAGCATCAGTTTTTGCAATTTCTGTATTTATTTTATCAATTTTAACTTGCGATTTTTTGTTATTTTCTTTAAATTCTTCAGTTCCCATAATCTTTTGTGTCTTTTGAATTGTATTATTTAACTCGATATTTTTAGCATTAATTATAGCAATTTTTGAGTCATAATATCTATTTGAGGCTCGTATGTTTATTAGCTCCTCATTGTTTTCGTGAATTGTTTTATTGAGATTATCTATATTGTATTTAACTTTACGTTTTTCTCTTTCAATAGGATCAACAATCAACGCTATCTCAATTTCCTTGTCTGAAGGAGTATCGCCCTCTGACATTTCAGCTGTAACATCAAGTACATCTGCTTTGTCTTCCCATATAGCTCTGTTCCAGCCACGTTTTTTAGCTATCATACCATAAGAGAGAGCATCAAATGTCCCTCCCATCAAGAAAAAATGTACATCTACATTGTTCAAAGAGTTACCAGCTCTAACTGCACGGCCGAGACGTTGATCAACTTCACCAGGTTTATGTGGAAAATCTAAATTATATACACTTCCTGTTTTATAATCAAGGTTAATACCTTCACCCATACTTTTAGTAGTTCCAATCATAAATCTAATATCACCACTTTGGTAAGCATCTTGTATCTCTTGAAATTTTTTCCTACCTTTTTCGTCGTCTTTTGATACAAATTTTTTTGTTTTAGGATCAAATATTTTATCCCTGACAATAGCAATTTGTTCGGACGGTACACCCCTCTTTATTAGTTCATTTCTAATTTCCATTTGTATATCTTCAGAAATAACAGGCTCACCCTCTAATGTCTTTTGTTTTGATAAATGTTTCCCGTAATTATCTATAAATACCAATTGTCCAATATCTGGATTATTTTTCTTCCTTTTAATCATTAAATTTATTGCATATTGGATTTTATCATTGCTCAAATTTTTAGACCGGTTTTTATGATATACTGTGGCATGTAGTGCTTCGGCATCTCCACCAGGATAAAGACGAGGATCAACAGAGGCGTTACGCCCATGTACATATATAGAAGTGTAAGTGTCATCGCCTGTTCCTTTCCTGTATTGACCTTTAATCATCTGACCTCTGGCTGTCAATTCGTTCATAACATCTTTAACTTCATCACTTCTACCAAGATGGTGTAACTGTGTGCTTTTCGCTGGTACTTTTATCCATTTCATTTCTGACATTGGATAATAAGAAACATATCTATCTAAAATTGAATGTAACTTGTGAAGATTAATCATTTTAGCTAATACTTCTTTAGGCTCTCCACCTGTTGCTGGTACAATAGTTTTAAATTCATAAAACATATTCGCAAAATCAATCACATTGTGTATTCCATATTGCTCCCAAATATTTCCCATGTGTGCTAACATCGTATATACTTCTAATGGTTTGTTACCTGTTGGTGTTGCTGTGAGAAGAAAAACATTTTTATTGTTATTGTTTTCCAATATATTTATTGTTTTATATCTAAAATCATACGATCTTACAGAGTCTAATTTACCACCAGACTTCACGCTAAACGGTTTACCAACACCTTTATTTGACAATCTACTATTGACACCAACATTTTTAAAAGCATGGGCTTCGTCGGTAATCATAGCATCAAAGCCCAATCGTTCCCAAATAATGTTTTGGTCATTCTTACTACTTATATTCTTCATAACTTCTTTGTATTGTTCAAAAGATTCAAGTTCTTTTATTATTTTTTTATTGGAGAGCCCCTCTGCTGAACCTTTAATTTGTGTATAATAAATATCATTAATGTATCTTTTTAAATTTTCATACTTTAGGGCTATTTGCCCAAGTCCTTCATGTGAAATAAATGTGAAATCTGCATTCTTATTCGCAATGTTTAGTAACGCTTCTGTTCTTTTTTTTGCGTATAGTTCACCAAGATTAACAATTTTAGCATCTGGGAATAATAACCGAGTTTCACGTATCCATTTGTTAAGAGTTTTAGGAGGAACAACAAAAAGAGGTTTTTTAGCTAACCCTCGTTTTTTTAATATTCGAGCTAACCCAATTGCGGCAAAAGTTTTTCCACCGCCAGTATCGTGACTATTTAGACTAACACCTTCCAAATATGCTTGTGTCATCCATTCTATTTGGTTTTGTCTTAGTTTGCCTTTTTTTCCAGGAGTAGAAAGATTAGTTTCCATTTCGTCTATTACATCTTGAATTAAATAAGACGCTTTCATATAATTTGGGCTTACATGACTATTATATTGCCTATTGTATTTGTTTTCTACAGCCGATAAATTTTCACTACTTGCTATTTTAGATTTTATTGCATTTTTGATTTTTGCTATTGTTTCATAAGCCTTATTTAAGTTTTCTTTGTATGTTGAAATTGATTCACTTTTAGGTCTAAAATTAATGAGCCTACCTGTGTTTAAATATCTATAATAAATAAGTAATGCTTTCCGGACTTTTCTTGCTTCACTTCCTGTCTTTTTGTTAATCCTTCGTCTTCCATATGCTGGAAATCTAACTTTATACTCCATTATGTTATCAAATTCAGTAAGCCATTTTTCATCACCTTTTATATCAAGCTCCGAAAGTTCTGTTGGTGTAAGTGGTTCTATATCATATTTTCCTGCTCCATTTTTCGCAATATGGAATGGCAGCATATCTGCAAAATCAGAAAACCATTCCTCATTACCATTTATATTAATAGACTCAAGGTTGTCTTGCTTTGGTAGTATTTTATATAACTCATCAAGCTGAATCTTCATTTTGTCTTGAAGACTTTTGTTTGTTTCTGCTACAATTAATTCATTTAATGCATCAATTTTATCAAAGATGTTACCAGAAAGATAAAGCACTTTATTTTGATAGATATAATTACCATCTTTATCTTTTCCTAATATACTATAGTTTTCATTTAACTTTTTAATATCATTTTTAGAGATAAATTCACTTTCTGAAATATTTATAATACCGTTTCGGTTTTCGGACGCTAATGCTCTTTCATTAAACCCTGTTTTTTCATTTACTTTCAAAAAACCAGATTTATACCGAGTTTGCTCATAAAACACATCGGCTGGGCGACCTTCTTTGTCAATAAATGAAGCTAATCTTAAATAAAGAGTTTCGGTATCAGTAGTCTTAGAATATTTTCTTAATATTTTATCTTTATGTGGATTACCATATTTTTTAAGATAGTCATTTACCTGTTGAATTCCTTTATTAGCAATATTATCATCTTGGGTATTTTGAAATTTAATAGCGGCATCTTCTATATCCATTAGTGCATCAATTTTGTTTACTTGTACTCCTTCTGCTTTCTTGAAAACTGCATATTTCACATCAGTATCAGAAAATTCCACAACATCATCTTTAATCCACAATGTTCCATCAATAACTTCAGAGGCAAGATTAAATTTACGGTTTGATTCTAATACCATTTTCCCATTTTCATCTAAATAAAATTCATAATCAGGATATGCTATAGCATTATTATCTTTAATCCATTTGTCCATTTCTTTTGTCTTTGCTGGGTATTTTCCATTCTTTTTAAATTTGAATGTTCTTTTTTCAGCATTCTCATATTTATGTGGATGTATTACTATTTTTGAAAGATCCGGTTTTCCCGTTACAGTAAGCCCCTCTTTACCCATTGCTGTTTGAATTTTACCAACTGAAGCCTCGCCCAAAATCTTCTCAGGATGTAATTTATAATATTTATTTATATTAAACTCAGTATTATCACTATATGGAACACTATCAACAAATGCTTCATTGTCATCTTTGTGAATACTCTCAACACCGTTAGGTCTCTTCTGAAGGAATACTATATCTGTAATTACACTTGTAGAAGCATTGTCCTCAAAAGCCTCTGAAGATAGTCTGTAAGCTCCTAAAACATCTGCCTTGCTAATTATCTCTTTTCTTACTGAACTATCCATTTTATCCATAGTTCCAGTTGAAGATATAAATGCAACAATTCCATTGTCATTTACTTTATCTAAGGATTCCACAAAAAAGTAATCATGCAATGCTTTAATTTCAGGACGATATGATACTGGCGTTTTTGTTCTATCAGCTTGGAAAGGAACATTTGAGATTATTAGGTCAAAGTCATCTATCAATAATCTTTCAAAACTCATATTGTAATTATTAGCATCAGGGTAAAGAATTTCCATAATTTGGTGATTTGTTTTATCTAAATCTACCGTTACCCAATTAGCGTTTGGTCTCATACCTACAAAATTACCAGTTCCTACTGCTGGCTCCAATGCTTTTTTATACGTAAAACCTGACTGGTCTATAGCATTATACATAGCTTTTACGACAGGATAAGAAGTATAATGCTGCCATCGTCTCCCTGTCACAGCCTCATCAAGCCCTCCTAATCCTGTATATTGTCTTAATATATTCTTTTCGGCATCGGTTACTTTGTATGTAGGATCATCTTTAACTTTCGCAAGAATATCTTTAACTTGTTTATTAATGTTTTTTCTGGCTGTACGTTTAAGAGAAATAGGTTTTGCGTTAGTTAAATTATAATTATCATTCTCAGATTTTATTTTTTCATCGATTACTTCTACTTTTGCTGGACCGGCTTTATTCGGATCATAAGCCCATTTCTTAAAATCATACATGGACATTTCTACAATATCACTATAATTATTCCAGCCATCTTCGTAATTTTCAAGATATGCAGTTTCGGCTTCTTTAGAATCATTGAAACCCAGCATAACTTTTGGTTCATCGTATGATTTATCTGGATTCGTTTGATTAACGACAAAAACTTTTGACAAGTCTGCATCATCCGATTTTATAAAAACATCAACATGCTCTTTATCACTACTAACCGTACCTTTTATATACCCATAATCATAGGTCATTGTTGTTGACCACTTCTTACCGTTTTTGTCTATTCCCTCACGATTTTCACCTTTCTCAACTTCGATAGATATATCCATTCCATCACGTTTAAGGTGTTTTTTCTTGTAATTACCGGCTTTTATCTGGTCACTTGAAGGAGTTGGATCTGCATGATTGCCCGATGGTATCGGTTTCTTCTGTGTACTTTCAGGTGTTTTTAGTTGTTCTGGCTCAGATTGTTTTATACTTTCTGAACTTTTAGGTTGAATAGGTTGCTTCCTGTTGGTAATATCATTTCGCCCATTTGTTTCTGATACCAGTCGCTTTCCTGTATTCCCTTGTGAAGTTCTCCCATTGTTTCCAGCGGCTCCGAGTCCTTCCACTCTTTTTGTATTAGGCTGTACTTCATTGCTTGTGCGATTGTCTTCAATTGCAGATTCAGGTACGGGTATAGCCTCATTAATAGCTTCTTTCCCACTTCCGGATTTTGCCTTGCTGACATTTCTATTTGGTTTAGGTTCTCCAATAGGTTCGACTTTTTGTCCAGAGGTAACACCTTTTTCGCCTTTTCCAATATTTGCTTTTTGTTTAACATTAATCTCTCCTTTTATTAGCGTTTTAGCTTTTTTGATAAAAACATCTAATTTTGGTAGAGCTTTATCTATTTCTGATGCTTTGTTTAATTGCTTACCAATAAAATATTTCTCTTTATTAGATAAATTTACCAATTTCGGATTAGTTTCTAATTCAACTTTTACATCATCTTTTAAACGATTAATCTCATTAAGAGTAGATTGCTCTTGTCCAGTCTCAGTTAATCCTTTATCTTTAGTAATTACTTTATTTTTTTTGTTCACAGTAACATCAAAATTATGCTCAAAACCATCTTCTGCAATTGCAGTAATCTCTTTATTCTTTGATACCGGAACTAATTCGCCATTTTTATCTTTTTTAGTTCTTATGTTTGCATCTTTGTCTATAGTATCATAAGTGAGTTTTTTAACATCACGAATAGTTTTGATTTTTTTATTACTTTCTTTTTTAACATTATTCTCGACATCTTCAGTAGAACTTTCAATATCATTTAAAATATCATCAAAAGCGGCTTCATTTATAACAATTTCACCAGCACTACTTACATTTGTAGGGCTCTGTGGTTCCTCTTCTTTTGTGGCAATTTCATTTTGAATTGTAGAAGGTTCGCTTCGGAATTGGTTTTTTCCTTCTTGGTCAACATTCCCATCAACACTTTTGCTTGCGTTAGTATCAATCTGCTTTTGTTCTCCAGACTCCGGCGTGATTGTTTCTGTTTGGAGGTCATTTTCTAATTTCCTTGGTAAAGGTTCAACATTATCTTGTTGAGGTGTTTTTAGATCTTCCGCTTGTTGAGGTTGTATTGTTTCTTTCGCTTGTTGAGGTTGTATTGTTTCTTTCGCTTGTTGAGGCTCAGACTTTAACGGGTTTTTAGCTTTAACATCTAAATCAATAACGTTATCCATAATATTGTCGGCTATATCACTTGTTATTGATTCCATGAATTTAGGATTATCTTGTAAATATCTTTTTAATTCTTTAATTTTTTCTTCTTTAGATTTATTGCTTTCTGAAATTGATTTGATTTTATTATAATGGTTTTTATTATTTCCTAAAGAAACTCCTTTTAATTTACCAGCAAGTCCACCGGTCATCATGCCTAACGCTGTAATAGCAATCATATCAGGTGTAGATGTTAACCCACTCATTAATGCACCTTTACCTGCCGCCTTAATCGTATTAAATCCGTTTTTACCAAGCATTTGATTTGCTTTAGTACCTTCTATCGTTCCATCAGTTATACCACCCTGTATAGTCTCTTCTATTATTTCAGGAAAAGCATGTTTTATTAAATCTTTAGGTATTTGAGATGCTTTTTTTATTCCTTTATTCTTTACATATTTAGCCAAATTCTTTGACATCGCAGAAGAGAGTGTATGACCAAAAGTTTCCACACCAGCACTTATAGGTTCTGCTACTTGGAAAGATTCTATTGCGGCATTTATTAAGCCTTCGGGTACAGATATGGAAGCGGCTACTTCTGGCTCGACACCATTTTCAACTAATTGTTGAAAAACACTCCCTGTTTCCATACCTGAAAACTCATTAAATGTACTGGCAACTGCCAATGGAACTAAAACAGTTTGACCAACTCCAGGTATAAGCATCGCTGCTGTTTGTTTGGTCATAGCCTCCATCATAGGCTCTAATGTACGAGCTAATCGTTGTGCTCCTTTGACAAAAACACCTTTGTCGCCGGTATCAATAGATTCCTGAATATCACCCTGTAGATCTTTTACAACTGGAAGTAATTCTGCCGCTTTTTGTGGAGAAACCATCGCAAGTGTAGCTATGGTTTTATTTAATTCTTTATCAACATATCCTGCATCCCAACCCTTTTGTATCTCTCTAATGTTTTTAGAGCCTAATGTTTTGTCACCTTTTACACCCATAGCTTGATCAAAAGTAGCATATAATTTTTCCATTCTATCAGAATATGGATATAATTTTTCAGATTCTTCGCCAAGAGTTTTAGCTTTCTCTATATGTTTTGATTGTTCATTTCTTGCTAAATAAGATCTTACTGAGTTTTTAGTATCATTATCGGTATCGCCCAATAGACGTTTAAGAGATTCATTAGTGGGGTAAACTCCTGAATATTGGAATTGTTCTGGTTTTACACCCTTTGAGGAAAGAGTTTGTTCACCAATTGTGTCTTCTCTATCAATAGCATCTTGGTATTTTTTACCATCAGATTTACGTTCGCCGGTATAAGGAGGAATATCACCACCAATTACTTTAGCTTTGTGTTTTTCCAAACCAGACTTAAAAGCCAATTTATTTGCTTTTAATCTATCGGAAAATGAAACATCGGGACCAGCTAATGGCTGGGTATAATCTTGACCTTGTTTTTCTATAATCTCCTTCATTACTGGTCGTAATTCGGCTGGAGTACCAAGGGGAATTTTTGTTTTTGTTTTAAATGGTTTTACATCAACAGGCTCAAAGGTTTGTTTAGTTCCATTCTTCTCTGCTATTCTATCAGAGAGATTTTCGAGTTTTTTGTTTCGTTGTCCTTGAAGAAAAATATCAGCTTTTTCACCTAATGCTTTTAATTCTGGATTAATTTCTATATCAGATTCTGGAATTTTATTAATTCCTGCTGTTAACCCTTCTACAATACCTGTGCCAATATCAGTTTTAGCTTTCTCGACTGGCTGTACTGGTTCTTCTATCCAATTATCAAAAGCATTTTCATCAATAGATAGATTTTGTGTATCAGTTTTATTACTATCGAGTAAAAAATCAAAAGCATTCTCATTAATTGGCATTTTTTACCTTTCGTTATAATCCAAGCTGTTTTAATAACCCTTCATTATCTGTACCTTTTAAACTATTAAAATAACTATTTAATTGATCCGGATGGTCTTTTAATTTATCTACAGTATCAAGAAAATATACAATATTGTTTAATTGCTTGTATTGCTTTGTTCCTTTTTTTGCTTTTTCTTGTGCTATTTTTAGTTTGGGTAATTTAGTAGTTATAATATTAGTTAATGCTTGTTTATGCTGTTTTGGTACATACAAAGGTCTTAAATTTGCACTTTCGTCTTGTATAACTGCCAATTTTTCCTGTCTATCTGTATTTGCTTTTTTTATAGAAGTTGGAGTTTCAGAGTTGAGGAATTCATCAAGGTCTGCATTAATAGTGGCTAAACCCGTATTACTATTCCTGAGACTTCTTAATTGCCAATTATATGTAAATATTTGGTCTTTTTTCTTGTCAATTAGAAGTTGTGCCTTTGTCGGATCTTCATATTTTCTATTTGACAAATCATCTTTAATTATTTCAATGTCATAATTAATATTTCTTATTCTATCTTGTATATCAAAGTCTTTTTCTGCTGCATTCACAAAGTCACTACTATAATCACCCTTTAGTCTGATAGCATTCAATCTTAGCTCTTTATTTTTTTGGGCAATTTTGTTTTGCTCTGATCTGGCTTTCTGAAGATCTTTTTTGTTTTGACGAGCTTCTCTTCGTTTTTTCAAATCAAGGTTACCAGCATTTATATCTTGCTTTACAATATCACTTTGTTTTTCTAAGCCATGGAATGCGGTTGAATTTTTAATTTGATCTACAGTTAGGCTTGGATCTTTTGTGGCGGCTTCACTATACATTTTTTCTTGTGTATCAACACCATATCCTTTTAACTTTTCATTAGTAATTCCTCTGTCTTCAAAATTAGCTATATCCTTATAAGATGATTGTATCTTTTTCATATTTTCTTCAACTTTTTGAGGAGACATATAAGGAGCATTATCTAATGATTCAATGTGAGTATTATTTTTTTGTGCAAGAAGATCATAGTATCTTACTTTTACATTATCGCCTTCTCGTAATGCTTTTGATTTACCATCATTAATTATACTATTCAAAGCCATGTAAGCATCTTTCACCAATTTTGGGTTTTTAGACGCTGCCTTAATACCATTTATTCTTTGTTGAGTAAGTAATTTCTGCCGATATTCTTCGGCACGGTCTCTATTTGCAATATTCATACCTGCTTTTGATAATTCACCAACAGCATTACTCACACCACTTAAATCGGGAACATCTTTAAAAGGATTATCAATTGGATCTGTAAAAGGATTTCTCATAATGCCCCTCCTTGCATTTGAGAAATTAATGAGTTCCTCAACGCAGGTTTTCTATTCATAAGGTTTAATGTCTGTTGAAATTGCATTCCTTTTTCGGTTAAGGCATTACTATGTTGACGTTCTTTATCTGACATCGCTACTCTACCTTTATTATACAAACGTCCTTGTGCTTGCATTCTTTTTTGTGATAATATTTCATTACGTTTACGATTCATTGCTTCCATGTACATTTTTTCCGCAATTGTTTGCCGTCTTTGGGATTCTTTAGCGGCATTTTTTTGCGAATACATGTTAGAAAGAGATGTGATAAAATCAAGAGTTCCAGGAATCATTGAAAGTACATCACTTATCATGCCAGAGTTACTCATATCTGGATTTTCTTCATCACTTTGCTCGTTTCCATACGGAGCGTTACTTTTTTTAGGCGATGATTGTTTATTAGAATCGTTTTTTCCATCGGAAGTCCCGGATCCTAATATTCCCTCTACTATTGGCAATGCTGCTGCTGCCATATTCATTGTTTTTTCCTCCCTAATCTTGAATTAACGTTCCCATTATTGGAATCGTTTTCATTTGTGTTGTTGGTGTTTGTAGCTTCTGACCATACTACAGCACTTTTTTGTTTAGACGATTTATCCCTTGAAGTTTCTATTGTAACCTCTCTGCCACTTATAGGATCTACAAATTTATACCAACTTTTATTATCACCAACAGCATCATGAACACCTTTTCCATCGAATCTAACTATTACTTTTCTTCCTGTTGGATCGGTAACTGTAATTAATTTATCTGGAGGCATATTTTCAAACTCTGGTATAGTTATTTTTGAACCCGAACCCGTACCTGTTTCATCTTTATTTAAATTCGCAAGATCACTATAATTAGTAAGTCCTTTTCTCCTAATAACTTCATTGTAAATTGGATCGTCATAGCTACTAATCATATCCAAATCATTTGGATTATTCATTATATGCTTAGTTTGAGTATCTATTATGTCTTTAACCGTACCAGTTTTATCTGCATTAGGGTGGTCTTTATAATAGTTAAGTATCTGTCTGTTTTGAGAACTAAATGGATCATCGAAATCAGGCTTAGCTAATACCTTTTGACCACCTTCAACAATATACAAACTGCCTTTATCAGTAAACACTTCACCTTCTGAAGGTAAGTTTTCTGGAGTTTCACCAGCCAAATTAACCATTTTACCCTTTTGAATACTACCCCCATGCTGTTGAGAAAACCGAATAGCCTCTCCCTCGTCTAAAAAGTTACCAATTTCGTTTCCGGCAGAATCGACAACTAAGAATGAATCATTAATTTCTAATCCTTGTGGGTTCAATAGATTAAATTTTTGAACAGCCATAGCATTATCATATTCATTTTGAGAGATTAATCCTTGATCTAACATGTTCTGGTATCCAGTTTGAATAGATGAAAGAGGATTATTATTTTGATAAATAGGCTCGAGTTTAGCTTTTGCCTCCTCTTCGGTAATGCCTAAATAATCTAATTCACCATTACCTTTCATTAACTGTACTGCCTCGTTTACATCAAAACCAGGCATTGAAGCATAATCTGCAAGCATTCTGTTAATACCGATTTCTTCTATTTTATGCATATCAACTGTATCAACGCCAAATACTTCTCTTCCGATTTTCTCTGCCGCCATTAAATTTTTGCTCCCACCAAGCTCAATTAACTTATTAAATTGATTCTGTAAATCTTGTTTCTTCAAAATATCCATCTGTTGGGCTTGTTGTGCTAATTGTGGTAATTGTTGAATTGCTTGAAATTGTTCACGCCCCTGTTCTTGTGCTATTTGTCCTGTGGTTTCCCCTTGTTGCATATTAAATCTACGTTGTGCATCAGCACTTAAAGTAGCACTTTGAGTAGGATCTAAACCAGCTTGATTAAATTGTTGTTGCATTCCAGCTTGTTGTGCCGCTTGAACATTTGAACCTCTGTTTAGATACTTTTCTAATAGACGATCTAAATTAGGACTATCACCAGAGGCTATATTTGATATTTCCTCAAGCCCTTGCCTTAACACAGCGTTTGGATCAATTGGAGTGGGTGCACCTTTTGATTGAGAAGGTTGTGTCTGCGTTGATAGTGGTGCAGCTTGTATCGGTTGTTGAGTTCGGGTTTGTGGTTGTGGTTGTGGACGTGTGGGAACACTTGGAGCCGGTAATGGTTGTGCATATCTATAACTATTAGGTTGTTGTGTATTATAACCTTGATTTTGAGGTTGTCGCCCTTGAACATTTAACATTCTTGGTTCAAAATTTTGTTTATTATTCATACGATCAACTTGCTGAGTAAATCTTTCTGTAGTCATTATTAATCACCTCGTAAACGCTTAATGTCTTTTTTCATTTCTGTAATTCTTTTTCCCATCTTATCCATATCCAAAGACTGTTTATATAATAAATTCCTCAAAGTTTTTTCCACATTATATACAACAGGATCACTTTTTTTTGAAGATATTAACCTACTATTTAATATAGGTGTTGTTTTTGTCTCTATTCTTGGCAAAATATCCTACCTTGATTCTCAATTATATCATCAATATAATACTTAATAGCATCTTTTTCTTTTAATGTAAGGGAGTTCGACATAATAATACCTATGTTAAACATTCTAATGTCATAATAATCACCAGGGTTTAATGACATATCGGCAAGATAGCTATTAATCCTATAACATAAAATATACCATTTTCCATCAATTAAATCACCATTAAACAGAATATCATTCAAAACTATATAATTAGCCTCGTCCACACCTTCAAAAGGTGTTCTATTATTAGTCCATATCATAACATCAAGACTGCCAGAGACAATGTTATCAAATTCGTGGATATTCATTATTGAAAATGCAGACAATTCTTGTTTGTCTGGACCGGTAATATAAGCTATATCTGCATCGAAATCGTCAATAAATGGCTTATTTAATGTAACTAAACATTTAGAATAATCCCATCTGCTTAACCATAGTTTAACATCGGTAATTATCCCCTGATAGTTTTCCTCGTTTGTTTGATCGGCAAATGGGAATATTGCCCTATCGTATACCCAAATATCAAGAAACATTTTAGTAAAAATATAATTACTTACATTCATCTGTAAGCCTATCTCTAAAATATTTCCCTGTTTTGGTGAATTATCTGGGAAGAACAATTCACGGTCTAAAGGCACGTTTATCAATTTGCTTGTAGGATTTAACATTTTATTAAGATACAAATATACATCAACTGATAAATCTTCAGGTAATCCATTCGCATCGAATCCGTCTTGACCTTGATTTAAACGGTCATTTGCTTTAAAGTAAAGTTTTAAATCCATTGGTTTTACTATAAAAGATTCTTCAGACGCTTTGATTTGTTCCATTTTTATCTCACTTGGAATATCAATGCCGGAACCTTCAAGCATTAAATCAGTTTTGTCTTTCCAAACTAATTTAGGAAAATCATAATCTTTCCGCACATCCATGATATACGGCAAACCATTATCTAAATCAAAACAGATATTTAATTCTTTATCATCATCAAACAATGTTAATAATGAACCATCAGTAGGAGGAACTACTATTCCTGTGTCATATTCTGCCCACCCTTGACCTTCGCCATCTGTTGTACCAAAATTATAACACTTTCTACGATCAGGATTCTCGATAACATCTTTTACGTTATTTGCCACACCAACATATATAACCGTTGGATATTCGTATGATACACCTTGAACAGTTAATACAAGTTTTAATTCATAGTAACCGGTAGAATAATACGTATGTGAAAGAGGTACACCATCACTTGTTGTGTCACCATCTCCAAAATCCCAATAATAAGAGTATTGAAACCCACTAAGTGTATAGCCTAATAACGCTTGATGTAATCCACTTGGTTTCATTTCAATACCATTAAACGCACCCAAATGAGCCACAGAAACAAAGTCAAGTTGTTGATCACCACCTGCAATTATTAAATCTGCGATCTCTATCTGTAGCGGTTTATTTCCGCTTGTTGGACTTACGCTATATGTAACATTTGGCTTAGCCATCTACAGTACCCCATAAAAATAAACCTCGACCTGGAACCCATTTTAATATAGCTTTATCTTGCAATTTTGTTAGCCTTTTTTCTCTAATAGAGTGTTTTGTAATATCATCCGAATATACTTTTCCATCAAAAAGTCTAACAGCTGGCTCATTAGTTAATATAAATTCACTGTTGTTTCTAAAGCGAGTAGGTTTTACAACTTTCGATACTCCGATTTTATTTGTAATAAGTTCAGCCGAATTTATCTGTAAAATTGACTCGCCTAAATCCTGTTCGCCTACATTGTTAATTAAACTCATATCAAGTATTTTGGTAAAATGAGAGCCAAAAATTACAATTACATCAGGATATTCTTGTAAACGTGTAATCTTACCTTCTGAAACTTTATGCTGTTGATACCCATCGTGGAAATATCCTGTCCTGTACAATGGTAAAACTGGACAGTATTGGTATTTATTTGAATCTTTTGAAGATGTTACTATGATAGCGTTCTTTAATGCACTATTTTTGGCATTTGGCATGTGTATATGGAATCTTTTTTGTAGAAAGAACAACGATTGTCCAGAATATCTTCTTGCAGTAAAAACTTCATCATCCGTTGTGTCATTGTATATAATGTTTACTGAAGGATATAGTGAATTTTGATCTATAATAATAGCGGTCCCTTCAAAACCGTTTCTTGGCATATTTTCGTTTATATCTATAGCATATACTGTTCGGTCATCTTTAACTTTTATTATATGTAAAATATCACCTTTTTCTGTATAAATATTAGTGCCAAGATCCAAATCACTAAAAGGAAAATCGTCTCCAGTTGGGAAAACTATATATACACCTTTTTCTTCTGTTATATCAATTTTAATATCTACAACTTTAGCTGTGTCGTTCTCAACTATGTCTTCTGGGTATAAAGTATCACCCACATTATAACCATCAAATTTAGAATAATCACTAAAACCAACTAAGGCTGTAAGTTTGTCATTGTCATAAGATATGATTTTTTCAATAGTTATAGATTCATCTATAGAATAACTTCTAAATTTCAATCCAGTAATGTTTTTAGGATAAGTTTGAGTAGTAAAAGTAATTTCAGCATTAGAATATTTTTCATCTTTGTTATCTACACTTGAAATTTTTAACATAGATACCATTGGAATATCGGCAAGCCATACATAAGTTTCTGAAGCGGTATAATAATCTACATCAGCTCCTACAATATTTGTTGTTCTCCATAAGGTAAGATGTGAATAATGGCTACCACCTGGAGTTGTTTTAATATTTAGTGATAATGGTGTATCTATCGATATTGGTGTTGGTTGGTGTTGTTCTATGTAATCAGTAGTATCTAATACTGCTGGTGCTTTACATGGTGCTGTTTCCTGCATATATAAAGCTCCATTTTCACCATCTACTCTACTATATTTATACGGAGACCGCCCAATTTTTGAATATGATAATAAATACCGATATTTACCTTTAATATCTATTAAATCATCAATATCTGTGCTTAGTTTTTCTTTTTTTACTTGATCTAACATTATTAATCATCTCTTCTATCAATCCAGTAACGGACCTGAACATCAAGATCTAAAATATCACAAGCTCCACCGCCATAATTTTCAAGAATAACTGAGTTATTAATAGCTGTGAATTTTACCATTTGTTTGTATAGATGAATTTTTGGGTGAGTTTCTATAGGTGATGCGAAGGTATCAAACCATTCATTAGAGACAAAGGATCCTTTTTCTGATTTTATCCTAAGATTTATAACACCAGCCCTGTTAATATCATAAGGATCAGTAAAATTTAATTCACCACTAATCCCACCTTCTATTCCAAGTGAAACTTTATATTCATCCATCAAGGCTGGAGCAAGTCCATAATCTTCTGTCAAATTAATTGTTTTCTCTGTAGTAGAACCTTCTTTGTGGATTAAATTTGGATCACCAGAATTAAGCCAACTATCATTAATAATGTGATCTCCTGCCTCTATAACATCTATTACCTTATCTCCTTCTGTATAAAAACGATCGCCATTTTGTACAACTGGAGTCATAAACACCTTAAATGGACTAACAGTAAATTGATATGTTGCAGTTGCCCCCATTCTTCTATAATATATTGGAGTATCACCAGATAATTCATTTACAGTTCTGAATGCCGACACAACATCAATTGGGTCTTTTGAAGTTGATGCAAGAAATTTACTATATTGTGTTATCTCATTAGTTACATCATCTGTAGTTTCTGCATATAAAATATAAAAATAAAGGCTTAAATTTTTTGCTAATGGCTTTGAGTTTTCTACGACAGAACCATCTAAATTCGTTTTAGAATAAAAATTCCAATTATCCTGTGAATCATTTAGCGTATCAAAGTATAAAGGAAGATCATTTGTATCAAATCCAATATTTGTATCGTCATACCAATTACCATTAAAAAGTCTAAGAGCGATCTTTTGTCGTTGATCTAATCCAACTGTAGTTGTGTAAACTCTAATATTATTTCCATATTGTGGAGTAGACACAAGCCATTGGTCAATTTTGTCTTTAATATCGATAAGTAAATTATCAAAATAATTACCAGTGAACCATTTTGTATAATTATACAATTGACCAAATCTTTTGAACATATAATTCCATTCATTATATGATGGAAATTCTGCTTTATATCCATTAGCCGCATGTTCTTCTGTTGGAGCACTAAATTTTGTTTCATCATTTACATTACCTTTAACAAACCACTCAATAGTTTCATCTGGTAACGTTAATACTGTATCATTATTTGCCATTTATACAAAGACCTCCTGTTTTATCACTTTTACCGTCAATTCCAATACCGGAAAATCCTGCTGAAACAAAAGGATTCTCATCATCATCTCCACCAGAGGGAGTATCTTCAAATCCAAATATCTTTTTTGGTATTGGTATTAGTCTATTAGGGTTTACGACTGTATTTGTTTTCCATCCATAAGGTTCATCTTCTACTGGAAAAGTTATTCTATATAATCCGTTTTCATTGGTTAATAAAACGTCCTGTTCAACAGAATGAAATCTGGATTCTGCTCTAATCGGTATAGATATGTGATTATCTATAATATGTATTCTTTTAAATCCACGGAAAGGAATATCTAAATAATAGACCTTATCACCAACTAAAATTACTACTTTCTCTTTTACTTGGTGATAATGACTCGCCCAAATCGGATATTGGAGCATACAATAATCATAAATACCATTGTATTGTGAATTGTTGGACTCGAATGTACCGTAACTACCGCCTATTAAATAATCTCTTTGACCATAATAAACGTTCTCGCCCTCTTTCCGTCCATACACAATAAACATATCTTGTTGTGGTATTTCAAATGGCATTAGAGAATCATCTAATACGGTTATCAGTTTCCCATCTTTTTGGACTTTAAAGAGTTTTTCTTCTGTATTTCCTTCATTAGTAAATTCAACAGGCACATAAGGAAAAATACTTGGACATAATAAACTACCGTGATAATAAATATCATTTTCCGGATCTGGACTACTATTAGTGATTTCAAAAATATCATAAGGATACACCTTATAATCAATATCTTCAAAATTACGTTTATTTTTAGCTTTTTTTAATGCTTGAGTATCGGAAAAATCCTCAAAGCCATATACCATAAATACTTTTCCATTACCAATAACATCACTTAATATTGTATCTAAGGCTGTTTGGAAAGTTGTGTCTAATGGTATTGTAACACCTGCATCTGCAAAATTGTATAATAAAGTACCGGCACGCCCTCTGACTTCTGTTTTGTAATCATTAGCATTTCTTAGAATAGAAAATGATTTTTGAGGGTTTTCATAGTCAATAATTAAACCATTACCCCAATTATCAAAAACACGTTTAATAGATCGATTATTAAACTGCTTTGTTCTGTCTAAGAATACTCTTTTTGACCCCATTAAATAAACCTTGTCGGAAAACGGGCTACATTAATTGTACCTGTATTCTTACTGTTTTCACGTTTATATTTCGGTTTCCAATACTGTTCAAATTTTGCCATTTTCTTTGAATCACCATTTTCTACATCTTCAGCATAACCAATAGCACCGTCAATTAATGCTTGTTTCCATTTTATAGTATCTATAAAAGACTTTGCATTTGGGGAAACGCCCAAACCTTCAGGAATGAAATAAGCCTCAATAAAGTATGGATAATTTATTTTATTGAGAGGGTGAAAAAATGTTAGTTTACAAGGAGTGTCGGCAGTACCTTCCTCTTGAGTAAATGGAACTTTAACAAAAGAATACCTATCAAAAAGAGTATATACACCATTAATTGGTCTAAAAATTTCTGAAAACTCACTCATTGTATCAATATTTTTAAAAGTAAATACATTAATAACTTTCCTAATTTTAACCGGAATAGTTGTTGTATTAAATGTTTTATAAAGAGGATATTGTCCTAATACAGTATTCACAAGCCAATTTACATCAAGTGGAAATTGTACTTTATCCGATAATCCCGAATTATCCCAATTTTTAGCCCAATCAGCCGAAGCATTTGATACTGGATCCATAACAGCTTCAGGATTAAACGGGTACAATATTGGGTATGGGAAATTCATATCTTCTTGATTATACAAAATGTGTGCCGCACAATCAAGACTTAATAAATCCATATAAGCATCACCTATAAACTGCATTCTTGCTGTCGGCGATGCTGCTGGAAGGAATTTTGATACTCTATTATAAATATCTCTAATCATATTTATTTACTTTTCTTTTGATTCCGCATTGTTTTGCTTTGCTAACCTCATTTGTTCAGAATATTTCAAACACTTAGAATCATATCGTTCCTGAATAAGTTCATTTGCAATATGGCGATAAGCCTTTGTTTGCTTATATCCTGAAGGGCTCTTTATTTGCATTTTGTTGATAATATCAGCGTTCTCATTTAAAACTTCAACTTCAGCTTCATGTTTAAGTTTTGCAAGAATATTGGTTTCAAGTGTTGTAGCAACATCTCTGGAACCACGGGCTAACTCAAGATCTGCCTGCATTTTTTTCATTTGTTCTTTAAGCTCTTCATTTTCTGTTTTAAGATCAGAGTTTTCAGTAATAAATGTTTTTTTCTTAACATCTTTAAACTTTTCCTCTTTTCTTTTACGAATATCAATCATAAACTCATTGTAATCTTCAGTCATTTTATGAACTGTGTACAACGGTTTTTTTGCACCGTATGACTTAGCAATCAAATCTCTATTAAAAGGTGTATCGGGTATAATAGTCAATAATGATCCTAATAACCCACATGGACTAAATGTTGCACATCTACCAATTTGAACATCTCTTCCTTCGAAATCTTTGTTTGTTGTGAAAACAAATTTAGTTTCGTTTCTTCCACCAGTATTTTTAATAGTTACTTGTTGAAACGAAGAGCCGGTACGTGAT